CGTTACGGTACCGTTAGCGGTAACGTCGCACATTATCCGGGGACAGTGGATCTGCCGCGGAGCAGGGGGGATCCCGCGCTAGTACTCCCCCAGGTAGTCCTTTCTCTGGAGGCTAGTACTCCCTGGGGCAGTAGCTTCTCCGTGGTGGATTCCAGGGCCCAGGGGGAGCAGGATGGCCGGTTCCCCGCCAGCCGGTCCCAGGAGCTCTCCAATGACGCCTTACCATGCTCCCCGCCCCCCGAGTCCCGAAGCCGTTGGAGAGCGCTTAGAGCTCCTGGGGATCCCCTGGAAGGCCTACGCTGGGGAGGCCGGCTTGAGCCCTGAAACGGTCAGCCGGTGGAAGCTGGGCAAGCTGCAGCTCAAGGAAGCCGCGAGCTATCGGGCCTGGCACGCGATCCGGGCCTTGGGGCTGCTTCCCATTGAGAAGCTCCCCCGCGCAGTGAGATACGCGGGGGAGCGGTTCTAGGGCCCTGAGTCGGCCCAGGATCAACGGGGAGCCTAGGGGCTGAGCACTGGGTCGTCTCCGAAGAGGAGCGCTCCCCGATCCAGCAGGGCCCCGCAAGGCTCGAACCTGAGGGTACTCCGGCCGGTGGAGGGGGCCGTACAGAGCTCCCCCCACCCGCAACCGCAGTCGATAGCCCCAAGCCGGACCGTAGCGTTCTGCTCTCCTCCAGGCTGGTCTCCTACGGGGAGGGCCAGCACCCTGCAGCGCTGTAGATCGGGGCCACTGAGGCAGATGACGGGAACGCCGTCCTGGGGGCTGTAGGACAGCTGGACAGTGAGGATCGTTTCGGACAACGGGCCCCCAGCGAGGGGGAATCGGACGCTAAGGCCATCCATCAGACACCTCCCCTCGTGCTGACCGTGGCCCCCTCGGCCACGATTGCCCGAGCGGCCCTGAGTCGATCCCAGGAAGCCGCGGGAGGGCCAACGGCCCATCTGCCGTTTTGGAGCCGTACGGCGACTGCCGCGCCGATCCGGACCGCGTAGCGTAGCGCTCCCACTGCGGTCTCGTGTGAGGGCTCAGGGGAGACTCCCATGCGCAGGACCTCGGCGGCATCCCGAATCGGGAGCGGCCCACAGCGGTCCAGCATCAGGGAGACGTCGGGGAGTAGGGTTTCGGGTTTCATCGGTCTAGGTGGGTTGGGGAATCAGGAGCGGTCCTCAATCTCGACAACTTCCCCGAAGGGAGCATCAGGGAGACTCCGCCCGGCCCTTGCGGCCCAGGGGGAGAGAACAGCGGCCCAAAGGGTCGGAATCTCGGGCGCGGGGGAGGGGAACGAGCCTTCCAGGTCCGTCAGGTAGACCAGACAAACCGGCTCTTCCTCCATGTCCTGGAGGGCCTCGAATACCGGCTCAAAGGCGGTTCCTCCGCCCCCGGGGGAGTCAAGCTCCCCGATCGGTTCGCCGGCTGCGAAGTGATCGACCCGCTGCACCCGCGCGTCGCAATAGATCACGGAGACTCGGGCCGGCTTAGCCTCGTCCACGATCGAGCGGAGCTCCGCGCCGAAACGGCCCAGCAGGACGTCATCAATCGACGCCGACGTATCGACGGCCACGGCGATCGGGCCCATAGCTTCGGAGTGAAGGGCCGGGAGGTAGAGGCCCTGATTCAGGTAGCGCCGGTTGGGGCGGGTCCAGGAGTAGTCCGCAGCTGCAACGTCCTGAATGAACCGCCGAAGCACCGACTTCCAATCGACGCGCGACTTGGAGGCATCCTTCGCCAGGCGCTTGAGGCTCCCGGGGAGCGAACCATGCTCTTCGGCTGCCTTGGCAGCTTGCGTAACGGCTGCCTTCCAATCGTCTTGAGGGTTGGCGCGCGGGTCCGTTTCCTCGGGCCCATCTCGCACCTCCCCCAGGGGGTTGGGGGGCCCGTCACCCGAGCCTTCCCCGTCGCCCTCAGGGCCTTCCCCTTCGCCGGAGTCTGGCAGCCGGTCGTAGATCCACTCCGACGGCTTGCCAGTGTAGGCGGGGTCCAGGAGCGCTCCGGCGGGGAGCTGAAAGTGGGCCTCCTGCAGGGTCCCGTTGATGGCGTAGTCGCAAGCGACGTTCCACTTCCGGGGGTTGCGGCCCTCACGCCTCCAGGGATGGCCGGACGCGCAATGCATAACCTCGTGGGCCAGGAGCGCGACGGTCTCGGCGTGGCTCAGGCTCTCGATAAAGTCGGGATTGAATCCCAGGGTCTTGCCGTCAACCCAAGCCGTCGGTTGGGAGGGATCCTCGACAAGACGGAGCCTGAGCGCCAAGGTCCCGAAGAACGGCTGGTCCAAGAGGAGAGCCGTTCGCGCTTGCGCGACTTTCTTGGCGGGAGTGCTCACTGCCCACCCCCATAGAGCTCGGCGAGACGGTCCAGGACGCCACCGGCCGTTTTCACTGCCGCCTGACGCGCGGCAGGAGCCTTGCGCAGGGTTTCGGGGTCCAGGGTCGCAAGCTCCGCCTTTGCCTTGGCGCGGATCTCCTCCAGGGCCGGATCGTCGGTGACATTGAGCCGGCCCAGGACGTCGCAAACGTCGCCAACGTTGCCGACGAGCGTATCGTGGAACCTGGGAGACTTGCCGTCCGGCTTCTGCTCCGAGAGCCGCGCCTTGAGCTTGGCCACTACGGTGCGCAGTCGGTGCCAAGCATCCTGAACCGCCTTGGCCGTAGCGTCGCGGATCCGCTCCTCGGTGGCTCGTTCGATCTCCTCGACTTGCTCGGCGCCGAGATCAATGCGGAAGTCTCCCCGCGCGGGGAGGGGGCTGAAGTCGAGAGAGCAGGAGAATCGGTCGCGCAGCTCTTCGACCGTAGGGTAATCCTCCTCGCGGTACATTCCATTGAGGAGGGCCTTAGCCCGGTCCCGTTGGGCCGGATAGTCGCGCAGGAAAGCCTCAACCGCGTCGAGGAATCGCCTACGGGCCGCTCGCATCGCGTCAACGCACCGGCTGTAGTTGGCCGTCGGCAGGAGCCGGACTCCCTTGTCCGTCCAGGGGAGAGTCTCCCCCTTCAGGGCCTCGCGGAATGCCGCGCCTGCCGCGAGGGCCGCGGCGTGCGTCGCGGCTTCCTTCGGGCCGCCGAGGAGGTGCTTTCGATATCGGCCGGCTTCCTTCGCGGCGCCATGGGCCTCGTTCGTTTCCTCGGTGACCCGCTTGTCGAGTCGGCGCGCGTCCCAGACGGAGACGGTAGCCTTGATCAACATAGCGCGGGTGTGGACGTCGGTGGGGTTGGTGGTAGTGGTGGGGTTCATCGGTTGGGGTGGGTTGTGCGTTCTATCGGTCGGGGAATGGTCGGAGCTTTAGGCGTTCGCGCCGGTGAGGATCTCGGAGAGCTCGCCCTGGGCGAGGCCGATGAATGCGCGGGTGTGCTGCACCTCAGGGGCGCGCCGTACGCAGTCGCGGACCAGCAGGACGCCGAAGTCGCCCTGGCCGGCGTCGATCAGGCGTTGCGCGTAGGTTGCGATGGGGCCGAAGGAAGTCTTGGACGCCTTGCGACCGAGGGCCGTAGCGATTGCGTACAGGGCCGCGGGGGAGTCAGGGATAGGCACATCCTTCGGGGCCAGGAGGATCCCATCAGGGTCGGGGAGGTCCCTGAACAGACGAAGGAAGCCGATAAACTCGGCTGCGGCGCCTTCACCGATGGCGCCGGCAATGGCGATGTGTTCCAGGGCCGGATCGAAGCCTAGACCGAGGATTGTGGCCACGTTCCGCCAGGTCCGGGGAACGGGGCTATTCGTCATGTCGGCCGAAGGCTCGAAGGCAAAAACGAGCTCTTCGCGGAACCGCCAGAAGGCAATCATCTCGACGGGGAAGAGATCGGGCCGAGTCTCGGCGTGAGTGATCAGGCAGGCCAGGGTAGGCTCAAGCTCTACAATCGTGAGGAATCGAGACTTGACGGGTTCGAGGATGCCGGAGACTCCGGCCCGATCGGTCCGGCGGTTCGATGCCGCCAGGAACGTCACACAATCGGGGATCTTCCTCCCGTCGATCTCCCGGAGCAGGAGCAGCTGCATACAGGCCGCCTGTACGGCCGGCGTCGCTTGTCCTATGTCATCAATCAGGACCGTGAGCCGGGACGTAGCGCGCAGCATCCGCGCCAAGTCGCCATAGGGAAGGAAGGTCGCTTCCTCTCCCCCCGGCTTTTGGGCGGGGAGGCCTTTGAAGTCGGTGGGGTCGCTGACGACGGGGTGCGTAACCATAAAGTCGGATTCGGCGAGGGCCGCGCCCTGCCGGCTGATATCCGTCTTGCCGCATCCCGGCGCGCCGACAATCAGGACGGGCAGGCCGGAGGGGATTGTCTTGGCCAGGAGGGCCGCGAGTTGAGTCGGTGTGACTTTGTTGGACATGGTGGGGTGTGCGGTTGTGGGTTGGGGAATCGGTCTAGTCCGGGCCTCGCGAGAGCGGGGCCTCGCCCCCTTCTAACGGTCCGCGCAGCCGATCCGTACCCTAGAAATTGGGTCCAATTTTAGAGAATGGGCGCAACCCCCTTGCGCGGCCCGACTTAGGGCCGGAAAAGAAAAAGGCCCGAATTTCCGCCCGATTCCGCTGATGCCGTCGGCTTGGCATCATGCCGGGCGTCGTGCCCGAGGGCCTTTCGTGGAATGCGACATCCTGCGAGGGGGCCGACTTCTACGCCGAAGTGCTAAGGGCCTCTACGCCCTAGGCCGGAGCCGTGGAATGCCCCGGTTTTCCGGCCCCCTACCCCCTACTTAGTGAGGCCGTGATTCCACGACCCCCACCCCCCCTCTTTTCATTTACGTATTGAAACTTTCCGGGACCCCCTGCCCCCCCTCTTTCACTTACGTATTGAAACTTGCTAGTCGGATCTTCGAGCTCGGTCTAGGGTGACGAGCGCGACCGAGGCTGAAGCCTTGGAGGGAACCGCCTGGGCGCGTAGCTGTTGGAGCTAACGGCTGCGCGCCCTTTGCAGTAGGCGAGCCCGCCGGCCATGAGGAAACCGGCGGGCTCTAGGAGGAGCAAGCCAAGCGGTTGGTGGTGCGCCCGTCCGATTCCCCAACCGGAGCCCGAGGGCTCAGCCGCACGCCGCAGCCAGGGCACATCACCGCCCGGATTGACCTCCGTAAGCTAGGGCCCCAGGAAGCAGACTGCAAGTAGGTAGCAGAGGCCAGCCGCCAGGGCGGCCGTGATCACAGCTGCCAGGATGGCGGCGAAGACGCCTGCACAGGCGCCGAGGGGCTTGTCGTCCATCAGTCTTCTCCCCTGGTCTTGGCGAGGGCGGCGCGCACCTTCTCGCGCCATTCTCGGTACTCGATGCAGGCTGGGCAGTTCGCGCCGTGGGTGCCTTCGCGGTCCCAGTGTCCGCTGTGATTGCCAGGTGGCGCGGCTTCCAGCGCCTCGAACATCTCCGGCGCCGCCGCGATCAGGCGGGCGTTGGCCCAGGTAATCTCTGGGCTGTACTCGCTGTCTCCTTGGGCGCGCATGTCACAGACCAGGGATGTCCTGGTTCCTTGTCCCACTACAGTGCCCACCGATACCGGGCACCCGGCGGGCAACGGGCAGTCCTCTGTAGCTTCGTACGCTTCCCACGGCCCGGGCGTGTGCTTCGGCTTGCCCATCAGTTCTCCTCCAGCGCAACGGTGGGCTTCACGATGATCGTGATCTTGCAGGCGTGGGGCTCGTTGACCCAGACATCGACCTCGCCTTTGGGGAAGTCAACGCTCATCACTGGGCTCCCGACCTCGCCGCGGTCAATCAGCCCGCCGATGAGCTCGGCCATCCAGAGCATCAGCTCGGTCTTGGTCTTACCCATCTCCCTTGCTCCTCACCCAGGCCCCAACGGCCCAGATCGTCAGCATGATGGGGAGGGCGACCGCCACGAAGAGGCTGATCACCGGCCCAAACTCGTTCCAGAACTCCTGCATGGAGCTATCTCCTTCTTCGGTTCACACGGTTGCCCGCAGCTGCGACCCCCGCCGACGCGAGCGGCAGGAAGAGCCAGTAGGCGGTCAGTCCGATCAGCCAGAGCTGCCAGTTCTCAAGTTCCATCTTCGTTCTCCTGGTTGTTGCGCTTGCGAACCTCCTCCATCTTGCGCTTCCGCCTTTCATGCTGTTCGGGCGTCTTTAGCCAGCCCAGGCAGTAGCGCGTGTCAAGCACCGCCGCGAGAACCCCAAGGGCCTCATCGGCGCAGAGGCTTTCGGCAAAGCGCAGGACTGCGTCGTCCTTGTTCACGCTCACGCGCCAGTCGTTGTCTGCTCCTTCAACGGTGATCTTCATCCAAACAGCTCCTCGATCGCAGTGGCAGCGGCCTCGTCTGCGGCAAGCTGCCCGATGTAGCGGGTGGTGACGCGCAGGTCAGCGTGGCCGAGCTGCGACATGATGGCTGCGGAGGGGGCTCCTGCCCGCACCAGATCCGCAGCGAGCCCGTGCCGGAAGGCGTGGGCGTGGACGCGCTTGGCGAGGCCAGCGGCAGCGGCTCGACGCTTCAGCATCCGATCGACCTTCTTCCGGTCCAGCCTAGCGCCTTCGTTCCCCCTGCGCACGGCGCAGAAGACCTGAGCGGCCCCGGGGGCGTGCTTCTCGCGTTCCGCGAGCCAGGTGTCCAGCGCCTTGAGCAAGGGCTCAGGGAGCGGCACGGCGCGGCTGGAGGCCCGGGTCTTGGTGCCGGGGAGTACGACCTTGCGGGCGGCGCGGTCGATGCCGCGGGTTGTCAGGTCCAGGGCCTCGGAGACCCGGCAGCCCGTCATGCGCAGGAAGAGGATCAAGGCGCGGTCCCGAGCGGCGGCCTTGCCCCGGCCGCAGGTGGCCAGCAGGGCGTCCACGTCGGGCTGGAGGAGTTCGGAGCGGGCGCGGATCATGAGGCTGTCTTCCGGTTGGGGTTCGGTCTACCCCTTGTAGCGGAAGATGACCCGGGTGCAAACGCCTTGCGCGTGATTTTTCTTGACGGGACGTGGAGCGAGGCCCTAGGGTGCGCTGAGGCCGCTGTAGGGGCGGCCACGCATAGACAGAAAGGTAGCCAGCATGTACATCCGCCACATTTGCGGATCCCGCGAGTCTACGTACCAGTGTGATTGGTACGACCTTGAGCCCATCCCGATCGCTGAAGACCCCATGGGCGACAGGTCCAGGCTTCGCCTCTTCCGCTACGGGAGCGCGCTTGCCGTTTACATGGCCACGATCGACTGGAAGACCGAGGACCAGCTTCTTCTGCTGATGAACGAGAGCGGGACAACGGTGGACAAGATCCTCCCCAACCGGCCGATGCCGTCACCTGACCGCAAGCCCACGGCCTAGCGTGCCCGGAACGAGATCGCCTTCTTCCCCGACCGCGAGAAGCACAGCAGCACGCTGTCCCAGCAGTCGGGGGAGCGGCCGTAGGCCTTCTTCAGCTCCTTCTTCGCCGTGACCTGGATGGTGGTGCCGGCGGCGAGCTCGCGGTGCTCGAACTCTGCCCACTGAGCCTCACGCCAGGCGTCGGAGTAGGAGCGGTCCATCTGGAGCAGGCCTTCTTCTGCTGCCCGGCGCGCTGTCCAGTGGAGCTCGGCTCGGCGGTTCTTGAACACGACCGCCCCGTTGAGGTCGCGCCACTCGCCTCGCGGCTTGGTCGAGACATCGACCTCGTCGATGCGGTAGCCCCGCTGGCGCAGCCGGTCGCACACGCCAGCCCCGATCCCGATGGAGTCGACATGGACGTTCTTGAGCGGGATGCAGAGATCCTCGGTGAGGAAGCCGATGTCGAAGTCCGGCTCAGTAGCGAGGGCCTCGCCCCAGTGGGTGCGCAAGCCCAGGATCGTGTTGGCCACGGCCATCAGGGGGGACGGGTGGCCCGGCGGCGTGCGCCACTTGTGCATGGCCCGCACCTTCCCATGCACCATCAGCGTTGCGCAGTTCCAGTCGCCGCCCTCCCGGGAGACGTCCACTCCCATGTGAGCTCCAAGGTGAGCCTTGGGCTGGTTCTTCTCGCACTGCAGCAGGAGGGAGTGGGGGACCACGCGGCACGAGGCGTCGCCCGATGCGAACTGCGCCCACACCTTGCTCATGTAGATCGGCGTGCCCTCGCCGTAGTCCCGCTTGCGCTCCTCCAGCCAGAGGTCGGTGACCAGCCAGTTGGGAATGTGGTCCCACTCGAAGTCAGCCGTGAGCGGATCGTTCTCGTTGGGCTCCGCCCCGACCTTGATGCGCACGTACTCGCTGCCATCCCCATGGGACCTGACGAACTCGTGGTCCTCCGCCAGGTCTAGGTCGGGGTTGCCGATCAGGAGCACGTAGGTCTCCGGCGAGGTCATCGCGCCCTTGGCGGCGAAGTAGATTTTCTGATCAATCCCAGCGGCCTCGTCGAAGACGAAGAGCAGCCCGCCTTCAGGCCTCTCCGAAGTGATCTGCTCGATCCTCTCCTTCATCTCCTCCGGGCTGAACTCGACCTCGATGTCCTCGGGCTCCTCGTTCAGCTCTCTCTTCTGGACAGCTTCGACGTCTACGTCTGCGTCCGGATCGTCGGGAACCTCGGAGCCAGCGTGAAAGCCTTGAAAGCGGCCGGGCTTGTCCGTGCTGATGCCGAGAGCGTACCACTTAGGGCCGATCCGGAGCTGAGTCATGTCCGGCTCGCCCGGCAGGGGGAGCTTCGCCGAGGCGTGCATCCTCCCGATCTCCCCCCACAGCAGGTTCTTGACCTGGTGCCCCGTCGGCGCCGTCGTCACCACCACCGCGTCCTTCCGCGTCGCCAGGAAGGACAGCACCGCCATCGCTGCTCCCCTTGTCTTCCCCGGCCCGTGGCTCGTCCTCGCTGTCACCTTCCCGTTGGTGAACAGTTGCCTCAACAGTACGCGCTGGAACTTCCACGGTTTCTCGCCCAGAACCTCGTGGACGAAGTCCAGCTCCCTCCCCCTGTACTCCGGGTAGTACCGGACTTCCTTCGATCTGTTCCGCTTCGCGTGATCGTGCAAGGCGGCCGTCCAGGACGTCCTCAACAATGCGAGTTGAGATTCGGGCAGCGAGAGCTTCAGGCAGTTCTTCATTGAGCAGCGTGATCACACGGTACATGAGAGCCTGGACTTGTGCGGGGCGGATGATCGTCTCGCTCTTGATGGCCAAGTCAGCCGCCTTCTCCGCTCTGGCGGCGCGGTCCTTGTTCGCCTTGACCAGGTCGGTCCACGCCTGGTCAACATCGCAGCCCGCCTCTACGATCTCGACCAGCGTGTCCCAGCGGAAGGCCGCCTCTTCAGTGTCTCGGTCCTTGCGCGCCTGCTCGATGTCCTTGATGGCTCGTCGCACACGACGGCGCCACATGGGCGAGTCCCCCACGTCCATCCGGGTCGAGAGGTCTTCGAGGCGCATGTCCAGCAGCGCGATGCCGGCGCGCAGGTCCAGGAGGTTCTTGTCCTCCTCGACGCGGCTGAGAGCGTCGGCCAGGGGCCCACGGAGAATGGAGTGCTTGCCATCTTTGGGCGGGCCGCCGGGGTTGGTGCCTCCATGGAGCCTGCACCGGCCGTTCTTGTAGAGACCCGGCGGAGCCTGACCGCAACGCCGCTTCCCCTCGCTGTACTTGAGCCGAGCGCCGCATATATGCCGAGGCGGATCGCCTCGATCGGTGCGATACCAGTAGGTCCAGTGGCTTTCCCTCTTGTGATGCCCGGCGTGGACCTTCTTGCTGATGCAGTCCTCTGCGGCGACGCCCCGGCCCATGGCCCTAGCGCGCTTCTCCTCCAGGGTGCGGTGCTTCCACTGTGCGTGCGGCTCGCCCATCAGTCCTCCAGGAGGATGGCCTCCAGCGTGTCGAGGATAGCGCAGGAGCGGATCATGGTGGCCTCTGCGTAGAGAAGCCGCCAGCCTAGCAGGGCGGCGGCGTTCGCCTTCTCATAGTCCTTGACCATCCCGGCTCCACGGGCGTGCTTCCCGCCGGTCCAGACTGCGCCCTGGATCTCCAGGGCGATTCGGCGTTCCGGCCAGGCGAAGTCGAAGCGCCACATTCTGGGCCGCCCGGTGGGGGTCTTCAGGCTCTTGGCGAAGCGGTACTCACGCTCGGGCTTGGGCAGGTGTGGACGAGCCCGTAGCTGCAGGGCTAGGTGCTCTTCCAGCCTACTCTTGTTCCCGCTTCTGCTCCCCAACACGCTTCTCCGCGATGGCTGTCACCTTGCCGCCCCGCATCCGAGCGCGGAACGCCAAGCGTCGGCCAGGGCGAGCGAAGTTGTCGGCGGTGTGGAGCTGCTGCAGGAACCACTCCCGGTTCCGAGCGATCAGCCCCTCCATGTAGCCCTCGGGGAGCTCCACGGTGCTGCCGCAGTGGGGACAGGGGACTCGTTCAGGGGAACTCTGATTCATGGACCTCGAAGACGTCAACCTCCGACTCGAAACGCCGGCCGCCAGCCCAGGTGATTCGGACTGAGATCCGCCACTGGCCCGCCCAGTCGAAGGTGCCGGTGCCGGTCTGGTAGCCGACAGCGTAGTCATCCCCCGAGACAGTCACGCCCACCACCGTAGCGCTCGTGCCCCCGCTGGGGGCGTTGAGCCGGAGGGCGATGGCCGAGGGCGGGTCATCGGTGATGTTGACCTTGTCGCTGCCGTCGTAGACGGTGTACTGCAGGAAGGGGGTGTCCCCTACGTGGATCGTGTCTGCCATCGTGCCTCCTAGAGGATAGGCGCATCTTGCGTGCGAGTTCTAGTCAGAGCCGCATCCTCGTTGCGCGAGACGCCGAGCTCCAAGTCGCTGAGGCGCTCCCGGAAGAGCAGGGCGCTGTCCAGGCGGGCGCGCTCGATGGAGGCGTCCGTGGCTCTTGTCAGGTCCAGGACGGCATCTCCCAGGTAGGTTCTCAGCAGGATGCCGTCCTCCATGCGGGTCCGTTCCAGCCAGGCTGGGGCGTGCCGGGTCGTGTCCAGGACGGCGTCTCCCAGGATCTCCCGGACGAGCTCGGCGTCCTCGGCCCGAGTCACCACCATGATCGCGTCCCGATTCCGGGAACGGGCCAGGACCGCGTCCGCGTAGTAGCGGAGGGTCACCAGCTGGGGGATGTTGACGGTGGCGGTGGGGAGAACGAGCGTGATCAGAGCCGGGTCAGGGCTCACCAGGAGCTCGCCCGGGACAACCGAGAGCGCAGGGGCCCCTACGGCGGCCTGAGCGGCCCCTGGAGCGACGATCAGCTCCAGCGCGACCTGGATGGCGGGTGTCGCCAGCGACGTCTCAGCGGCTCCGACAGGGATCAGCCGCTGGAGGACCGGGCCGACTGCCGAGAACCCAGCCAGGGCCGGGTCCGGCGAGAGCTGCAGTTCGAGCGGGACGACATCAACGTCGGGCAGCGCCAGGCTCCAGAGCGCCGGGTCTGGAGTCAGGACCAAGCTGAGACCCACGGCGGCCTCAGGGGCGCTGAGAGCGACGCTCGCCGCGCCGGGCGTGAGCACCACGCCGCCCAGGTCGATCGCCACAGCGGGCGCTGAGAGCGTCAGGGTGGCTGATTCGGGGGTGATCAGCTGGCCAGCGTCAACGGAGACGTCTGGGGCCCCCAGCACCAGGGTCCCAGGATCGGGGGTAACTGTAAGCGTTCCGAAAGAGACCCCGATCGCCGGGTTTTCGATGACAGCGATCGCCGGATCTGGCGTTGTTGTCAGCGAGGGTGCAATCGAGACACTCGGGGCGCTGACCTCAAGCGGCAGGGGGATAGGAGCTAGGGTCAGCGTCCCGAGCTCTACCCCCACGTCGGGCGCGCTTGTCGCCGTGACCGCTGGGTCTGGGGTCAAGAGGGTGGCCCCGACCACCACCGAGACATCCGGCGCCTCGACCGTCGCCGTCGCAGGTGTGGGCGCCAGGGTCAGCGCAAGCCCGACCGCTACGTCTGGGGCTCCCAGTGCTGCGATCGCCGGGTCCGGCGTCAGGGCCAGGGAGAAGCTGACATCAACCGCTGGGGCCTCAGCTGTCGCCACTGCCGGGTCGGGCGTGATCAGCAGCGACGGGCTGACCGCCGTCTGCATAGCGATCGGCTGCCACGTCGCGCTCCCGATCGCCAGGTCCAGCGTCGGGGCGACCGTCTGGCCCGTGCAGCGGAACCCCACAGCCGCCGGGTCCGGCCTGATCACCTGGATGATCGAGCCGATCCGGACGCCCTGCATCATGGTGATGTTGGCGATCCAGCGGGTGGCCCCGTCGCTTGTCGTCCCCCGATCAACGCCTCCCAGCTCGATGTAGTCGTTGGCCTCTAGGGCCTGGAGGAAGCCGCAGGATGCGCCGCCCGAGTAGGTGTCCGTGCTCGACTGGGCGCCCCGCGTGTAAGCCGAGGCGCCCCCGTACTGGAGCTCATCAGTCCCGTTGACCCGCCAGCGCGTCTCGGGCTGCTTCCTCGTCCCGTTGTCCCCCGTCTTGCCCTGAAGGAACCCCGCACAGAAGAGGTAGTCATCATCGACCTCGACCTCCACCCGACTGGGGTTTGTGGACGTGGAGTGAGTGAAAGAGCCCGTGTCCTTCTCAGACTCCCTCGTGAAGTCAACAGCATCGAACGTGGCGGAGTTGTGGTCGTGATCCGCATCCTCCCAGACCCGGACGTAGTCTCCCGTGTCGGGCAGCTTCACCACCGTGACGCCGGCCGCCACCATGTCCAGGTGGTCGGCCGTGCTCTGTCCCTCCTGAGCCACGTCGATCGTCAAGACCTGGCTCGCGCCAGTGGATTCCACGATCAGGAAGTGGGTGCTAACGGCGTTCTGGCAGCCGTTTGAGCCCCGTTGGTATCCGGTGGCGTACTGGTAGGTCACGCCGTTGACCACCACGCGCGAGACGTGGTTGTGGCGGGTGCTGGCGTGCGTATTCTGGCACTCGACCGAGGCGCAGATCAGGTAGTGCCCGGCGTCGTCCAGCGTGATCGTGGAGCTGGACGCTGTGTGTGTAAACCCAGTGTCCTTCTCGTCTTCCGTGATCCAGTTGATGGATGTCCATGTGCCGCAGTCCGAGACCGCCCACGGCCACACAGACGGCGCCCCCCCGGATACGGCTACGTTTTGAGATGTGGTCGTCTTGGCTCGGAAGTAGGCCCAGTCGTCCTTCAGCTTGAGAGTCTGCAGCCCGGAGAGGTCCGCTGTGACATCGCACGCCACGGCCGTGTTGGAGTCCGTACGCTTGACCTGGACCTTGAGCCCGTCCTCGGCGTCCGCGTCGATGATCGTCGCCGCGAACTGTACCGCCTCCGTGTAGCCGGAGGTGCGGCGGATGTAGCCAGAGCTGATCCCGTAGGGGTCGAGGGAGGTGCTGTCGAGCACCACCTCCCCCGTGGTCTCTGAACGATAAGTGCCCCCATCCATTTGGAAGGCACAGTTGTAGATGACCAGGTAGTGCCCAGCCTCTGCGAGCTCGACGGTGACGTTGTCGCTGCGACTGTACCCGTCATCCTCCCGGACCTGAGTGTCGAACGGGAAGTCCGTCAGGCTCGTGGAGGTGAAGTTCTGGCCGCCAGCGGACTGGCGGTAGATCGCAATCTCGCCCGCCACAGGCGGCCCCTAGGTCAGGTGACCTGTAGCAGACCCTGAGCGTTGACCTGGATCGTTACGTCGCCGCCGTTGCCGTCGAAGGGGAAGCCCCCCGTGTCGTAGTAGGCGACAGGGTAGGAGCTGTCCCGCGTCCCCTGCCAGTCGATGACCACGAGGGCCTGGTTCTGTCGGGTGCCAGCCCCCAGCGAGGAGTAGGTGAAGTTGTCGGCGTGGATCTCCGTGCGGTCGTTGGAGCTATCCCACTCTGACGCTTCCCCGGTGATGGTCTGGTCGGCGTAGCCGGAGCCGTCACAGACGTCCGGCGTGGTGAAGTCGGCGAAGGTGCTGACGTTCTTCTCCGTATCGCAGGTCGTGTTGGTCATCACCAGCACGCCGCGCAGGTCGATCCCGGCGCCGGAGTTGCAGTCTAGGTCCGCGTCCGCCAGTAGCTTCTTGGCTTTGTTGTAGACGAAGTTCGCCATCTGATCCCAGTGGAGCAGAGGGCGACGCCGCGAACGCCAAGCTGGTCGTAACAAGAAAGGGGGCCCCCGTCAACCGAGGGCCCCCGAGCCGCCATCAGACAGAGAAGGGGTCATCCGGGGGTGGCCCGGACGGCTCTGCGGGGACAGCAGGGTCGGAAGGCGGCTCTGGCGCCTTGAACTCCCCAGCCCGAACTCGCTCAAGGATCCCCTCGGCGTCATCGCGCCACAGCGTAGCGAAGGCGTCCTCCACCGTCTCGCCCTCAGAGGGCAGGTGCGGCGAGATCAGGCCGGGATCTACGTCTCCAGCCTTGATCAGGAGGGTGAACTCTTCGCGCTGGTCCTTGATGGCTCTGGACCGGCGGCGCCGGCCGCTCTCAGGGGCTTCGGCCCTGGCCCGCTCTTCCATCTCAGCGTCGTCAAGGCGGCCCATCGCGCCCTCCAAGGTCGGCGCGTGGACCTGCTCTTCTTCTCCGCCCGCCTGGACCTCGTACTCCGGGATCCGCTCGGCCTCCTCGGGGTCGAGCCCCGGCACGCCGAAGGCGATCCGGATCGCCTGGATGGCGGCCCGGTGCCTGATCATGCGGCGTGTCTGCTGGTTCCACGGGGGCGTGTTGCGCTTGCACTCCTCCACGTACTCGGTGACGACCGTGGGGAAGTTGCGGTCCTTGCGGTGGACCGTTGCCGTACAGGCCACCACCTTCCCGTCTTCCTCGTGGATCTGGAACTCCATCCCGTCGAAGTTCGGGTCCCGGTTCGCGATGGCGTACCAGCCATCCACGCTGATGATGGGCTGGATGCCGCCCCCCTTGTCGGGGAAGGCGTAGATCTGCCGCAGGAACGGGTCGAGATCATAGTGGTCCACCGCTAGAGCGAAGGCCGCCACCTGCTCGGGCGTGGCGCGCTCGTTGGGGAAGACGGTCTTGACGAGGGTGTCCCGTAGCTTCACGGGATCCATGCCGCGCTTGGCGGCCCACTTGGCCATGATGCCAGCGGGGCCTTGCTGGACTACGGGGGCTGTTTCCATGTCAGAATGGGGTCTCATCTACGTCGGGGTAGTTGGTTGGGCTGGAGGGTGGGGACTTCGGAGGGAAGGACTGCTGCCGCTGATCCGGCTGCCTTTCTGCGTTCTTGGGGCCGAGCTCCATCTGGAAGGCGTGCATCACCAGGCGCTCGTGCTTGCGGCCATCGGCCTCCCAGCGGTCCTGCATGATCTTGCCGTCGAAGAGCGCCAGGGAGCCCTTGCGGCAGAACCGCAAGACGGCATCGGCGGGCTTGCCAAACACGCGGACGTGGACGAAGACCGTCTCCTTGTTGTCGCCCCAGCCATCATCGACGGCCAGGTTGAAGCCGGCGTAGCGCTTGCCGCCCTTGGTGGTCTTGTCGGCGGGGTCCGCGCAGAGGCGGCCGATCAGTGTCAGTCGGTTGTATCTCACAGTGTCATCCCCACTGCGACGCGCCGCGCCCGCCCCCACGGGCAGTCGCTGAAGTAGACGCAGTACTTGGAGCTGCACTTCCAGTGCCCAGGGGCGGCGGGCATGAAGGCGCCGGCCTCGATGATCTTGGCCATGCGCTCTAGGCGCAACAGAATCGGCGAGTAGTCGCCGTTGGGCTCGTAGCTCTGCTGGACGTACCGAGCTCGGGCTCTCTTGCCCGGCCGCTTCATAATGTCCAGCGAGAAGAACGGAGGGCGCACGCCGGTCGCGAGCTCCATCAGCATCGGGTAGACCAGGCCTTGAGTGGACGTCGCCAGGGCATCGGCCTTGATCGCGGCTCCCGTGGTCTTCCCGTCGTGGAGGTGGTAGTTGCGCTCCACCAGGTCGATGTAGCCCACCAGCGAGTTGGGGTAGCCGGGGATGTCGGCTGTGACCTTGACCTCTAGCAGGTGGGGGTCCACGACCTCCGTGACCCGCCTGCGGTGCAAGCCGGTCAACGCGATGGCGTGGTCCTTGGCCACCCCCCGCTGCTCGGCCTTCGTTCCCTCAGAGCGGTCGATCCGGGGATCCTTCAGCCTCCAGGTTCGCTCGAAGGCGTCCGCTGCCACGTCCGGCAGGTGCTGCTCGGGCAAGAGCCGGCCCTCGTCTCGCTTGATCTCCAGATCCACCCGGGCCGCCATGTGAACGGCCGAGCCCAGGGTGTTCGCCACCGTGTCATCCCTTCGGCGGTCCCCCTCGATGTACTTCCGGGAGTAGGCCTCCGGGCAGTGGAGGAAGAGGTCCATGCTGCTGGCGCTGTCTCGCACGCCACAACCGTAGCGCGGCGCAAGCGGCTTGCAACCCCCGCCAGCGAGAAAATGTCTTGCTCGCAAGGATGTTGCGGTTCGGCCCTTCCGGTGCTAGAAAGCACCCATGACCAGCAACAGTGAGCGGCTCCCCCCGCGGCACGCGGAGGATTGGCATGGTATGGCCGCCCGCCTCTACAGGACGCTTCAGGGCCAGACCTTGGAGCAGGTAACCGAGAAGCTGCGTCGCCGGTACGATGTGAACATTCACCCCACGACCCTCTGGCGCTGGGAGGGAGGGTCGGCTCCGTCGTCCAAGGCGCAGGTCCGGGCTCTTGCGAGAGTGCTGAAGTGCTCTCAGCGAGCTTTCTACCATGAGCCGGTGATCACCTGGAAGGAGTAGTCGATGGACCGCGTCGCGCTGGAGCGGGGCATCTTAGGAGGAGCCCTCGCTGCGCCGGACAGCCTCTACGAGCTCGAAGAGATCCTCATCCCGGATTGCTTCTCGGGCGGCCGGCGGGTCGTCTGGGAGGGCATCCTCGGGCTGCACCGCCGCAGTGAGCCCGTTGACCTCCTGACTGTCACCCAGGAGGTCGAGCGTGTCACCAGGGCGCCAGGGGTTGCGGCGGCCCTGGCCAGCCTGACCGAGGACGCCATCTCCCTCTCCTTCGTTCGGGGGCACGCGCGCAGGCTCCGGTCCATGGTGATGCTGGACGAGCTGCGGACGGCCCTAGCCGACGTGGACGAGCTCATCGTGGACGTGAGGCCAGAGCCGGAAGAGGTCGAGGGGATTCTCGATGAGGCCATGAGCCGCATGTTCACGCTGGCGGCCCAGGCTGAGCCAGAGCGCAGGACCAAGACCCTGGGAGATGAGCTCGCGGCGGCCTTCGCGCGCTTCGAGAGGGCTCGGGACAGGAGCCTGGTCGGGCTCTCCACCGGCTTCTACAAGCTGGACAACACGCTCGGAGGCTTGAAGCCCGGACAGATGCTCATCGTGGCGGCCCGCCCATCCATGGGGAAGTCCGCCTTCGCCACGACCCTGGCCACTAACGTGGCGTCCTCCACCCGGCACGAGTCGGGCCATCCAGGGCGCGTCTTGATCTTCAGCCTGGAGATGAGCGTCCAACAGCTGGTCACCAGGCTGATCGCCGCGGAGTCAGGCATCGACTCCATGAAGCTGATGCGGGGCAGGTTCGATCAGAACGACGCCGTCCAGGCCCGGTCGGCTTGCGATAGAGTGGCCAAGCTCCCCCTTGAGATCGACGATGGACCTGACCAGACCGTCCACCGGATCCGTGGGCGAGCCCGGCGCCGCATGAGCCAGGGCGGGGTGGACCTGATCGTCATCGACTATGTGCAGCTGATGCACGCCGGCAAGCGCACCGAGAGCCGCCAGGTGGAGATCGCCACCATCAGCCGGGGCCTCAAGATGCTGGCCAAGGAGCTGAAGATCCCCATCGTCGTGCTCGCCCAGCTCTCACGTGCCGTGGAAAGCCGGGACGACAAGCGCCCCAAGCTCTCCGACTTGCGGGAGTCCGGGGCGCTGGAACAAGATGCTGATGTCGTGATGTTCCTGTACCGAGAGTACATCTACAAGGATACCGCATCGCCGAACGCGGCGGAGCTCCTCGTGGCCAAGAACAGGGAAGGACCCTTGGACAAGATCCCCCTCTTCTTCAAGCCGGAACTGACGCGCTTCGAGAACCTGGAGGGTGGGTTGGATGGCTGATTACGAAAGCGAAGGCGCCTTGCAAGACGCCCATGAATGGCTCGCGGCGCTCAAGAAGGTCGAAGATGAGCGAGACGAAGCCTTGCACCAGCGCGATCAAGCCCTTGCGAGGCTCGACGACGCCTACGCCCTCATGGACAAGGCCGTGGCGCAGCGCGACGAAGCTCTCGCCCGCCTAGAACTCAACCGCTGCAATTCGGGCCACGAGACGCTACCGCTGAAGCTATGGGAGTGCCCCGCCTGCGTTGCGGGGGTGGAAGAGAAGCTAGAAGCGGAGCGTGACCAGGCCCTTGCGCGCGTTGCCGAACTCGAAAGGGGAGCGTGAAGCCCTACTACGACAGCGGTGGCATCACCATCTACTGTGGGGACTGTCAGAATGTGCTGCCGAATCTAGCGCATGTGGATTGCGTGGTGACAAGCCCCCCGTACAATCAGTTGGGTAGTCGCATCCCGCCACTGGAGAAGGCATCAGGGCTCTGGGCGAAGCGGGGCGGAGGGGCGGGGTTCGTGGAGGCTGTAAACAGCGGCTACGCAGACGACATGGATGAGGCCGCGTACCAATCGTGGCAGATGGACGTTGGGGCGTCTCTTGCCGCCGCGTGCCGCCCGGGCGCGAGCTTCTTCTATAACCACAAATGCCGCTGGCGTGACGGTGCGCTTCCGCAGGCGTTGCCGCGCCGTTGCATCGCAGCCACAACGAATGATGGCGGGTTGATCCTCGACCCCTTCATGGGCTCCGGCACCACGCTGCGCGCTGCGAAGGATCTGGGCCGCAAGGCCATCGGCATCGAGATAGAGGAGCGGTACTGCGAGATCGCCGCCAAGCGGCTGGCGCAGGAGGTGCTGCCGTTCGAGTAAGGAGCCCCGCCCCCGGAACAGGAAGGCACACCCCCAACCCGGGATGCCGATCTAGGGGCGGGGCCGTTCTCAGGCGCGTTCGGAGTTTCTCCGGCGGCGGTTCGCAGCAGCCGCGCCGCCCGCGCCGCCAAGGAGAAGGCTCGCGGCGATGTCGCCCCAGGGGCCGAGGCCGAGCATCCCGGTGGCGACCTTGACTCCGGTCGTCACCGCCTGCGCGCCTCTCGCCTTGGACTTCTCCCAGTCCTTCTTGAAGGTCTCGATCTCCTCCTCGGTGGTCGCGATAACCTCGTCCTTGACCGCACGCACCTTGTCCTCGATGGCCTTGGCCCGATATCTGTCCGCAGATGCGGCGGAGTCGCGGTAGGCCTCGAAGTCGATCTCGCCGGCATCGAGCTGGGCCTGGAGCTCGCCGATGCGATCCCAATACTCCTGGTTGGCCTCATCCACGCGGTTGTCGATCGCCACCAGGGCGCCGTCGAGCGTGTCCTCCAGCACCGTCAGGCGCTCGCCCAGGTTGGCGCAGGAGCAGAGGGGGACGAGCAGCAGGGCAGAGAAGAGGAGCCGCATCACGCACCTCCCTTCCCGTGCTTGGCCAGCCCACGGGACACGCCGAAGGCGCCCGCGGCGACCAGGAGGAGTTGCTCGACGAACTCCAGAGACTCGGGGGAAGCGTCGCCGCGCAGGTGCAGGACGCAGTAGAGGGCGGCAGCCACAACCAGGATCAGGAACTCACGCTCCTGCCACCTGGGGGTGCCGTTGGGTTCCGGCTCTTCGGCCAGAGGGTCTTGTTCAGACATGGGTTGGGGTGGGTTGGGGTTGTGGGGGCGCTACTCCCGACGCGCGTCGAGAGCCTGGGCGGCCCTTCCGAGTGCGCTTGCGGTCTCCTTGAGCGCGATGGAGTTGTCCTTCAGCGCATCGCGCACGCGAGCCGATGTGTCTTCCTGGTGCCTGTGGCAGCCGTCTCCGATCTCTTTCACCGCGGCCGTGAATCGCTCCTCACTAGCCTTGCGGTCTTCCGCGAACTGGTGATCGCGCGCCTCCTCTCGCTGGTCCCGAACGCTCAGATGCGACAAGAACTTCGTGACCAGCCACACCATCACCGCCGAGAACAGAGTCAAAGCAGGCAGCTGCTCTACGGCCTTCGTCCACAGTTCACCCATAGCCGTCTCTCACCTTCCGTCTATGTAGAGGATCCAGTTGTCAGCACCATCGCTGATGATGTGAATGAACTCGTCAGCGGTGGTGATGGATTGTGAGGCGGCCCCGCCGACTGTGTAGCCCGAGGATTCCGGCTGCACGACAACGGATTGCCCTGACACGACGGCGCTGCAGTAGATGATCACCGACTGGCCGGCGACGGTGTCGGCGTCGGGCAGGGAGATCGTGACGTCACCGCCAGAGCCAGAAGCGTCCGCCGAGATGAACTCGTCGGTGTCCGCCAGCGTGATGTCGGCGCTGATCTCGCGAATGTGCCACCAGTGGCGCTTCGTGAAGCTGGGCAGCACCTTGTCCATCATGGCTGCGCCGTAGCTGTCCGCACTCGTGATGTCTGTGATCGGGTCGGTGGCCATGATGGTCTCCTATGAAGCCGCCAAGCGAACCAGGGTCCAAGAGCAGGCGTCGTCCTTTATCTGAGCCGTGCTGCCGGCCACGATGGACGTCTGCATTCGGAGGAGCGAGCCAGCGGGCAGATGCATGATGACGTGCATCGTCGCGCTGTCCTCGCCAGTCGCCGTGGTCCTGCAGTACATCCACCGCACCGTCTGCGCGAGGGTGGCGTAGGACGAGCCCGTGCCGGTGGTGTCTACCTGCATCCAACAGCGGGTGGCTGTTCGGGTCGTGGAGGTCGCATCGGTGGTCATCGAGGCGATGACCAGGTACATGCCGCTCTGGGTCGGCGCGATCGTAGTCGCCGTGAGGGTGAAGTGATTGGTGTCAGATATCTCGACGGCGGAGCCCACCGGGGCGGTGGTAACCCCCGAGATCGTCGTCGTTCCGGCGCCACAGTCGGCATCCAAGAACACCGCGAGGTCTTGCGGGACCCGCTCCCTCACAGGGTCACCGTCCTCACCAGGCCGTGGATAACGACCACGTCCGCCGTGTCTGCGAACGCGCGCACAGCCAGGCCGTTGTTCAACACGCCGCGGTCAACGATCAGCTGGCGGCCTCGGTTGGACCCCAGCTCGATGACGACCAGGTCGTCGGGGCTGGTAGTCCCGCCCCACTCGATCGTCAGCGTCACCGTGGAGGTGTGGGTGTTGCACGCCTCCAGCGTGATGTAGTCGATGTCGTCAGTGCCAGAAACGGCCGTGTGGAGCAGCGTCCCGGCCGTCGCCGTCGCCGCCACCTTGATCTGTCGCCCGTTGGTGCTGGCCGACAGGAAGCCAGGAGTGATGCTGCCACTAGCCAAGTTCGAGATCCTGCGCGTCTTCGCGCTCTTGCGGGGTACGGTAGTGCCTCTGTTCCGGCAAGCGAACGGTGGCCGTGGAGAACTCGTGGATGCGGACCGTCCATTCCGTGCCGGGGCGCGTCACCACCAAGCGGAACTGGGCCGACTGGCAGGCGTACAGCCCCGGCCGGTAGTCAAGCCAGCCATCCGCCCCCTGGGCATCCGTGTCGGTAGAGATGGCCACCTTGGCGCCGCCAGGCGCGCTGGGCTCAACTTCGCGGATGAGCTTCATCTGGATCGTGACGCCGGGCAGATCGCCCTGGAGTAGGCCCTCCAGCGTCACGTTGCCCTGGAATGGCCAGTCCATGCGGTCAGGCGCGTCGGTGGAGTCCCACTTGGTCGAACCGTCGTCGTTGATCCTTCCTTCGCCCACAAGGGTGGGATTGTGACAAGTCGCAATCAGAACCGCCTCAATGCGCAGGGGCTCCTCGCGCTTGAAGTGCCCCGGGGCCCCGGTGATCCCCGCGGTCGTGTACGTACCCCTTGTCTCTCCGGTCTGGAACTCCAGATAGCCGTCAGCGTGGCGCTGCAGGTTGCTGAGCGCCGGGTCATAACTGGGTGGTGACGTATCTGTAACCCACCCGTCACCGTAGTCGTGCCAGTGCTCGGATGCGTAGGCGTACCAGTAGTTGCTGCTCGTGAGGATGGTGGCGTTCAGGACGCGGGCGCCGTAAGCCAGCGTGACGGCGTCGCTGTAGACGCCCCGCTGGTTCTTGGCCCGCAGGTAGTAAGTCGTGTTGGTCTGCCGGGCGTTCGCCCATCCTTCCGTGGGGCCCAGCGAGGTCTCGCGGGTTTCCCCTATGACCTGAGCCAGAACCCATCCGCCTTCCGGCGAGGCGCCGCCGATTCGGACCTCGTACACGAGACCAGCAGCGTTGCCGGGGGGCGTCCAGGTGAACGTGATCCGGTCGCCCTCCATGTGGGCGTTGAAGTCCGTAGGGGCATCCGGCTGAGCCGGGTACTTCGACATCTCATGGAAGTGAGCCGCGCACTGCCGCGCGGCCTTGCGAGCTCCACGCCGGCTCACCGGCTGCACCGCCACGCGGATCCGCCTGCCCAGGATCTCGTAAGGCACCGTGAACTGCACGGTCTGCGCAGAGCCCGGGGCCGTGGCAACGTGCTGGAACTCGCCCACGATATCCGTCTCGCTGCTCGCCAGGCCGATGTAGACATCCGTGCGCTCCACGAGGTAGAGCGTGTCGGCGTCGTGCTCCCATGTGACGCGGAGGTTCTGCCGCTGAGCGTTGGCAGACGCCTCCTCCGCGCCCTCCACCACCACAATGGAGTCCGGGTCGTTCGGGATCAGCCCGTCGTCGTCGCTGTCAGGACTGGGCGGCGTGGTCCCGCCGTCGCTCTGCCCGTAGACCTCCAGGTCGTCGTCGAGATCGTCCGCGTCGAAGGCCGAGTCCACGTACTGCGCAACCCGCACGTCCAGCGAGAGATCCTCGTTCAGCCCGATCTGAGTGACCACGCCCTCGAAGAGCTGGTCCGCGGTGTAGATCGAGTACTCGTCCCCCTGCCGCGGATAGAAGGTCAGTTGGGACTCGTCGATGTCGATGACGTCGCCCCGGTAGTAGGTCTTCGGCCAGGCGTGAACATCGGCGGTCTCGCTGGCCCCAGTCTCGGTGGACGTGATGCGCGCCAGGTAAGTCCCGCCCGCGTCCAAAACGACCGTGCGGTCAATCACGAGCCCCTCGTCGGCTGTCTCAAACTCCGTGGGAGCGTCTGTGTCGGCCTCAAGCTGCGCGTCGCCCACGTAGACGTAGCAGCCGTCCATGTAGGAAGCGTTGCGCTCGGGGATGAACGTGCATGTGATGGACTGCGTCCCCTGCGACTGGATCTCCACCCCGAGGCGCACCCAGCTGTTGGCCTCGTTGACCTTGGTCAGCTGGATCCCGCCGGGAAGCCCCACCCCAGCGAACGTATCGGTCGAGTAGGTGTACTCGGCGAGGCATGTCTGCCCACTGGCGCCGGCCTGCGCGACCAAGAGGGCGCACCTGTTCCCGTTGCCCTTCCGCACTCTCATGGAGAAGCAATACGAGATCCCGTTTGTGATCCCGTAGACGCGCTGCGCCACGGTCTCTTGCGAGCTGCTGGACTGGGTGATCTTGTCGCCCTTGGGGTCGCCCTCGGGCGTGCCGACGACGTTCTCGGCCACGGAGAGGCCGGCTCCGTACGACCAGAAGTCCGTGTCGCTGAACTCCTGCGGCCCATCGAGCAGGTTCTTGCCCGAGGAGTGATCCTTCATCAGGCGCCCGCTCTGGCCCCACGGCATCAGCTCGTTGGCCAGCACGATGACGTCATTGGGCTCATAGGGCAGCGCCGTGGGCGTCGCCTTGAACTCGCATTCGGTGATCGAGTTGTGGGCGATGGCGAGGCGCCAGTCCGCGTAGCGCACCAGATGAGAGCGCCGCGTGACCCCGCGCATACTGAAGGGCTCCGGGCGGATCAACCCGGCATCCGATGTGCTCTCCACACTGGGGTGGTCCCGAGAGACCGTGGAGCGCTCCCAGTTGAGATTCCGGTCCCAGAAGTCAATGGTCAAACTGTTGGCGCGCTCCGAGGGATCGCTCCACCTGGGCACGAAGGTGTACTCTCCATCCACGATAGTGGAGGCCGCCGTGATCATCCCAACCGGCGTGCGCGACTTCTCGACCTTGAACCGCAGTCGATCGCCCTCGGCTACGGGAGTAGCGCGAGCCGTCAGGCAGCACTCGACGATGGTGGTCCACAGGTCCTGGAATGTGTCGTGAACGGCGTCGTACTCGAAGAGGGCCTCCGCGCCTTCCACGGTGCCGCCGGGCTCGTTGCCGCTTGCGTCCTCGCTGTACCAGGCGCCAATCGCGTCCGCGTAGCAGGCGTCCGCCGTCGAGGATGTCGTGTAGTGGACGGAGAACGTCGGCGTGGAGCCCTGGTTGGTGAGCTCGATCTCTACAGCCTCCCATAGGCCTCCAGCCAGGGCGTCTGTGCTGATGTGGCCCTGATCGGTGTGCCCGAAACCATCGTCCCCATTCAGATAGACCACGGTGGCGGGGTCGTCGCAGGAAAGTAGCGCCCGTGCCACGATGGTCGTGCTAGAGGCGCACGTAGGCTGCTGCGCGTAGCTGCCCAGCATGGTTCCCGTGTAGCATCCGACGTCGGACTGGAGCGGGGACGAGTCCAGTGGCCCTTCGCCGGCCGTTGTGCCATCGTCATAGGTCTGCGTCAGCGTGCCGCCGCCCGTGATCGTCCAGTTGGACCCTGGGTTGTCCCACTCGAAGCCGTCCAAGATCAGGTTGAAGAAGTCCGAGGAGGGCTCGACGATGGTCTCGTCCGTGTACCACTTGCACCGGATGATCCAGGTGCGGCGGTAGCCGTCCCGGTTGTCCGCGATCTCGACCTCGGTGATCTCCAGGGCCTTCGTGGCCGTCGTGGGCGTGTCCCAGTCACTGTCCGCGCAGTCGCGCAGGCGGAGCTCATAGCCCGTGGCCCAGTGCCCAGGCAGCGTCTGGGCCGTGATGCCATCGGAGGCGATGTCGGCCATGTAGAGCGTGGCCGAGGCCCCCGTGTCGTCCGGGTACGTCAGGTGCGTGCGGCCCCGATGCGAGTAGCAGCCCCAGATAGAGATGGAGCCGTGGGCCGCGACGTCCGCAGCGGTCCCACTGTAGGTCGTGTAGGACGGGTTGATCTGGACGATCAGGTTGCCAGTGCCGCCCACGTAGTAGTAGGGCGCCACCTTGACCAGCCACCAGTCATCATCCCAGTCCTCGACCTCGCAGTTCTGGACCGGCGTGCCCGTGTCGTTGTTCCAGATCGCCACGACGGAGTTGCCGCCGTAGCGCGCCACGATCGCCGGGCTCCAGGTGGTGGCGAGCTCGTCCTTCTTGACGAAGAGCGAGGTACACCACCAGCTGGCCTCCGGCCCGATGGAGGGCTGGCTCCCGCCGGCAATCTGCACCCAACCCAGCGCCACGAGGCTGTTGTCTAGCAGCGTGTCCGCCGTGACCGTGCCGTCAGGGGCGGTCTCATCGTCCGCCGTGACCGTGCAGCTGGTGGCGGCCCACCACCCAAAGCTCCCAGCCGCATCGAAGGCCTCGGGGTACTCGATGTAGTTGTTGTCTTCGTCGAAGAACTGCCGGTAGAAGTCCCGCTTCCCCCGGCCGTCGTAGACCCTCTTGGCGCAATCGGTGGCGAAGTCCTCCGTAGACTCCCAGTCGATCTTCTCTTCGGGGAAGGCGCGACCGCCCCCATAGGTCGCGTCGCTCGCCATGTCCGCGGCGATCCAGGCTGTGCTCTTCGTCCACTCCCTGGTGAACGTCGGAGCCACGGTCGAGACGCCGTCCCAGATCTTCACCAGTCGGCCCTTGCAGACAGCCGTGAGCGTCGGCGCGCTGGTGTTGAGCTGCTCGCTGGCCGGGACTTCCACCGCGTAGTAGGCGGCGGTTGGGTATGTGAACGCCTCCTCTAGCCAGGTGACCGCGAGCTGCCATTCCGCATCATCCATCCGGCGCCGCTGCTCGGCGTCGTTGTCGTAGTTGATGCGCATCGCCTGCAGGCGGTAGCGGCCACGCTGACGCCCAGGGTCCACCAGCTTGGAGATGATGCCGCCGGTCGTGTCGAACAGGTACGCGCCGTGGCCTGTGGCCGTGTTCTGGTACGCGCTGAAGTCCCCGAAGCCGACGTCCAGGTGGTAGCCGGCGATCACGTCGGGGTTGTTGGCCTCGATGTAGCGCTGCCCCACGCCTCCGTTGTAGCGCTGAGAGGCGTACTGCTGCCCAACGGGCCTCGCCAGGACCACCGTCTCGTCCCAGTCCGCCCGCACGTACCAGTCGGCATCCGCGATCAGCGTGCTCTTGTAGCCGAACGTGAACCGAGCGTCCCCACCAGTGCCGGACATCGGGGTGATGATGTCCATGTTCTTGATGTAGGAGCCCTTAGTCTCGCCGTTGAGGAAGAAGTCGTTGCGGTTCTTGCTGGAGCTGAGACGCTTGTGGCTCCAGATGACGTGGATCCACTCGTCCGCCTCGATGTCCACCTTCGGCCATTCCAGGGAGCGGCTCCACTTCCCCACCTTCATGTAGGGGCGCCAACCCCAATTCTTCCCGTAGGCGTAACCGATGCGGAACCCGAACCAGACGCCGTTGTCGTTGCCGTCGCTGGTCCACTCGAAGAGGCACAAGAGGCCGGTCTCGCCGGGCTCGAAGGGCGTGTTGGCAGTAGTGCCCCCGTTGAACTTGATCCAGGTCTCGAACGAGAGCTCCTCGGCGACGGAGTCTTCCGACCACTCGACGGGGCGCTTGGTGCTATCCACGAGGCCCGAGCGCCAGTAGGCGTTGGACGACCATGTGGCGCCGCTGTTGGTCGTCAGGCAGCCGCTGGCAACAGGGGCGATGTAGTCCGTGGGGTCGTAGAAGCTGACGGGGAAGGAGAGTTGGAAGGCTCCTTGCCGCGCCATCGTCCAGGTCTCGAACGGAAAGCGCACCCAGCCATCGTCGAGGTTGCCACCGTACCCCGGACCCAGCAGGGGGTTGCCGTTGCCGTCGAGCTTGCAGAAGCGGTAGCCCAGCGTCCAGAGCGTAGGCTCTGCCGCGTCGCTGTCCAGGCGGTACAGACCCTGCGGGAAGTTGACGACGATCTCGGTCCCGTCCACGCCGGTATCGGGCACGTCCCAGGCGTAGCCGTAGTCGTCCCAGCGCTGCTCGTCCGCCTCAGTGCCAGCCTCGTAGTCCAGGATGCTGAGGCTGGTGGGGGTGCCGAGCTCCTGCGTCAGGAAGACATTGACGTCGTAGGTCCGCTTGGCTTTCTCGAACCCAGGAACCATCTCCTGGTCTAGCGAGCCCAGGCGCACCCAGGCCCTAACCCCGTGGAAGTTGGCCAGCGGGTTCCCGTTCAAGAAGATCGTGTTGGGGATGGACTCGTCTTCTGACCGCAACGGGTCGTCCGGGTCGGTGTCTTTCTGCTGCCCGGCGATCTCATAGATGGGGCCCTCGCTGACGACCACTAGAGCGAAGTAGGTGCTCTCCCCGGTGGCGTTGTTGACCTCTACGAATTCGTTGACGATGGTGCCCGCGACGCGGTGCTCGCCGTAGATGACCGGGATGGGCTGGTTCTCCCCGCGGACGTTCTTCATCCGCGAGAAGCCGTAGGTGGGGGACTTCTCAGAGTCCCGCTCCGTGGGTCCCTCCGGCTCCGGCATCAGAGCCTGGATGCCGTAGGAGATCGCCGCGGAGGCGGCCATGTAGAGCAGGAAGTTGACGAAGCTGAATCCCTCGTGCGGCACCCGCACAGCGGCCACGTAGTCGTGGTCCCGGAGCTGCTGCTGCCGGGTGGCGCCCACGCCGTTGACCTCGACATACCCGTAGCCAGCTCCGGCCACGGCCCCAGCCGTCAGGCCCGGCCTCCACTTGATCCTCTCGACGATCCTTGAGCCCGGATCGAAGGGGTTGGGGGTTCTGGTGATGGTGATCATGGCTTACCGCGCCACCTGTAACAGCCATGCACGGTGAGATCACGATAGCCTCTCAGCTTCACGGCATGAACCCCGCGGGCCCGCGTGGCCGTCAAGGCCAAGTCGCCGCCCACGGTCACCGCCGCCTGGAGCTCCCCGCCTACTCCCTCCGAGATGATGACCACGCCGGCCTCGTTTAGGCGCTGCGGATCATCGCCGATCCGCTCCCACAGCGGTTGCTCGACCTTGAGGGCCTCGGCCGCCGCCTCGTGACTGAGGGGCATGGTGCGCGCGGCCTCATCCTGGCCCAGGCGGCGGAGGTACTCGGCCACCGCCTCTGCGCAGTTGCACTCAGCGTAGGACCGCCGGAGGAGGTCGTTGTAGCTGGGGCGCTTCATCCGACAGGTATGGACCTCCATCCACCGAAGCGCGTCGGGTGCTGCCGGCTGACGCCCATCACGGACTCCTCGTCATCGCCGCGGGTCACGCACTCAGGGTACGTGCGGCCACAGGTTGAGTAGGTCGCCGTCGGGTGGTCTCGATCGTACCCGCACGGGGGAGCCCCGAACTGGAACCGGCAGTGGTGAGCCACGAAGCGCTGGCGCGGGAAGCGCAGGCTCTTCACGTTGAAGCGGCCGATCGAGAACGTGACCGCCTGGTGGCTGGCTTCCGTCGTGATGATCTCGCCCTGGAAGGGCAGCTGGTTCTCGTAGTCCTGGAGGTTGCCCAGGTTCACAAGCCGCACGGCGGCTGGCTGCCCGACCAGGCCGTTGTATTCGACCATGTACTCCATCACGTCCTTGGCCGAGTTGGAGATCGCGACCTGGATCTGAGGTAGGTCGCCGGCCTTGGTCCTCGTGATGCCCCCCACCTTCATCGGGTAGGGCCAGTAGGTGTTGGGTGTGCCGTCCAGGGCCTCGCCGAAAGTCAGGGCGTTGTTGTTGCTCGTCAATCGGATCCGCGTCAGCGGCGAGGAGGGGATCTCCGCCTCCACCAGCCAGACCATCTCATCGGTCGCGGCGATGGCGCGGCCTTCCTGAAACAGCTGTCTGCCGTAGTCGGTCATGTGACGGTGATCGTGTGGCTCGTGTTGCCAGCGAGCTGCAGGTAAGCGTTGCCGCGCGGCTCAAGCCAGTGCCCCAGGCGCTCCCAGTAGCGGCCCGGCGCGGCAGTGCCGGGAGTCGGATGGCCGTCGTAGGGCGGCGGAGGGTTACTGTAGGTGGTGCTCTTGGCCACGTAGACCGGCCCCCAGCAGGCCACCCCGGCCTTCCTCAGATTGGCCACGCCGCCATACCTGACGGATGAGGCATCCTCGCCGTTGAAAGAGTCGCTGTTGCTCGCGTAGGCGCAACGGTAGATCGCGTTGCCCTCCCAGGATGTAGTGGGGGCCGCCGACTTCCAGCGAACGGTGTACTGGTCGCCCGTGTTCCAGCCGAGGCTAGCTGTCTCTGTTGAGATGTTGTTGTCATCGACCACGCCCCCGATGGCGACCGTCACCAGCTCGCCAGTGGTCTCGTTCTTGATCTCCTTGAGGTAGAGTGACGTGGTCCCGAAGGTCGCCGTAAACCCCCCGGCTGCGTCGTAGATGTTGGTCGGCGTGGACCCTGCGCTGACCGTACCGCGGTGGTTCTTCCAGATCCGGTAGGAGTCGCCGCCGCCCGTCCCCCAGTCGTTGTCGCGGCCATCCTTGAGCGTGGTGTGGGTCGCTGTGGTGGTCCCCACGGCAGTGATCCAGCCCCAGCAGCCATCGGTGATGTTCTCGATGACGTCGCCGACCCCGAAGCCCTCGGTGGTGAAGTTGCGCCCGGTGTCCACCAGTTGCGTGCTGCTGGAGCCGGAGTCAGCCGTGCCGCTGTCCGTGTGCGCGGAGTTGTTCTCGTACCAGGAGAGCCCGTCGTAGTGAGTCAACACCCACAGCCGCGTGTAGTCGGCCCCGTCGATCGTCTCGACCTCCACCCCCCATCGAGCGCTGCTGTCCAGGTGCTTTTTGCTCCAGAGGCCCCAGTAGCCGCAGGGCGTGTTGACGGTGGCGACAGAGCCGCCTCCGCTCCAAAGCTGACTCGTGTTCCCTGTGCAGTCAGTGTCTACGTCCGTGGAGGCGGCGCCGCGCTGGAAGATGACGCCGAACTCCACATCGCCAGGCGCGCGGTTCCGGTGGTTGATCGTGACGAAGTAGGAGGTGTTCCCGTCCACCCCAGTGGGGAGCTCGTCCACGTACCCGGACATCAAGCAGTAGGTGTCAAAGGTGAGCTTGCGCCCCGTCGTCCCGCTGTACTGAGCGGACGCGAAGGACTCCCTCCAGTACCACTGCCCCCAGCCCTTGAGGTAGTCGGACTGGCGGATGACCCACATCTCCTCGCCGCTTGGCTGGTACTTGATGTCGCCGGGCGAGACGCCGATGTCTGACTGCTGGGTGATATAGAGGCCCGGGTAGTCCTCATACCCAGGCGCGTTTGTTCCGCCGCCCCGGCTGTAAGTGCCGGGCTCCCCGGCGAAGGGGATCTGGTACTCCCCGACGCGCTGGTCCTCGAAGTCCAGCGAGCTGTCTACGCCCTCGTGCAGGAAGTTGTCCGTGAACGTCCAGTGGTTGTCTTCAGAGCCATCGTCCGGCGGGTGGTCCAGGTGCAGCGTGATGGTGCCGGTGCCTGAGTTGGTGATGTTGACCACCACGTCCTCGCCGCCCGTGTCCTCCGTCGAAGTGACCCCGCTCGGAATGAAGCCGTTTTCGATGGTGTAAGTCACGGTCCCAGTGGACTCGTCCCGGATGTAGCAGGTCGTGTCCTCGTCCGAGACCGGCGGGGAGTTGCTGTTCAGGTAGACCGGGACGCCGAAGGACTGAACGCCCGCCGACTTGGCTGAGGAGGCCGCCTTGAACTCCACGTCCGGGATCTCCCCAGGGTTCGGCCTGATTCCAACGTGGTACTCCAGCCTCGGGAGCGTGGAGAGCTTGACCGCCCCAGCCACGTCCGTGAGCGTGATGGTGAGGGTGCGCTCTCGATACCAGCGCCCGCGGTTCAAGAAGGTGATGTTGATCGTCGCCTCGGTGTCTCCAGCAGCGACCGATAGCGGGCTGGTCTCGGAGATCGTGTAGTTGGTGTCGGCGATGGCGTCCCCGCCGGTCTCGAAGTAGATCAGCCCCGGGCCCTCCAGCTCCTCCTCGAAGAGGATCGTCAGCGGCCTGGGGTTCACCGTGGACGCAGACTCCCCGGTCTCCGGGTTCGCAATCTGGGTTCCGTCCTCCTCCCAGTGCATGTTGAACCACCCGGACGGATCCACCTCGCCCAATGCGGTCCGGCCCTCGAAGTAGGTCGCAATGAGCTCGGGGCCGACAGCCTCCGTCAGCGTCAGCGTGAAGGCGTAGACGTCCTTGTCGATCTTGACGACCTTGAAGCTGTCCTTGTTGAGCCGCACGACCACAGAGTCCTGATCGGGCGTGACCCAGTTCATCGGGGCATCCCAGCCGCCAGCCGCGCGGATGTCCTCGCGCAGATCCGCCACCTCTTCCGCGGTGGCCGCTCTGGACTTCAGCGTCCACTCGCGGCGCTGGAACTGCGCGGACTTGTGTCGGTGCCGGTAGCCGATCTCGGTCTCGTGCTCCTGGTCGTAGGCGACTGTGCGCCGAGACACCGGCCAGTGGTGCTTGATCTGGAGCGTCTGCGTTGCTCCTGATTGTTCTTGGCTCACGGGGATCCCTAGTTGTTCGCGCTCGTCCAGTGCGTAAGAGATCGCCTCTTGATCAAACGCCTGGAGCCTCACCTCGTTGGCGCCGGAGACCTGGGAGTAGAAGCCCTGCCCCGGGCCTGCAAGGACGCGACCCGAGCTCCCATCGGTGATGGTGCCGTCGTCGTTCTCAATGGCGCCATCGGTAGAGATCGTCCAACCCGTCAGCTTGTGCCCGTCGAAGAGGGGCTCTAGATAAACGCTGCCGGTAGCGTGGCTCGATCCATTCCTGTTCTCAATGCTGAATGTAATCTCGATGTCGGAGCCGAAAGACGGAGTAAACGGGTCCCCGGACTGGTTCAGGAGCCGCGAGGCGATGATCGCATAGCTCCCGTTAGACCAGCGGTAGATCCGCGTGCTCCAAACCGTTGTGGACACCGTTTCGACGACGAGCGCATAGCCCGTCTTGTCCACCCCGCTTGTCAGCCCTTGCTCGTAAACCGCCGCGGGGCCAAGCGCCGCGCGCAGCACGACCCCCGCTCGGCGTGTCCCAGCGGCGCCCGCGGTCCAGTAGGCCGTCAGCTTGCGCGACTGGACGTACGGGTTGCTCGCCGGATCGTAGGCGATGTGAAAGCCGCCGTTGGGCGAGGAGTCCACCTCTAGATACTCGTTGGAGGAGTTGCGCAAGAGCGCGTCGTCGAAGGCGGAGAAGCCGGACTGATCCCCCGTGTACTTCCCCATCAGCGTGGGGCCACGGCGATTGTGGCCGTCCAGGGGCGTGATCTGCGCAGCGTCCAGGTTGGTGCGCTCCCACTCGTCCCGCGCCAGCACGTCTGTGCCGTCCGTGATCTGCCAGTTGCCGCAGGAGAAGACGTACTTGTCGCTAGAGGAAGTCCCGTAGCCCTCCGCCAGCATCATCATGCCGCCGTGGCCAGTCTCCAGGATCGCAGCGGGGTCTGTGTCGTCGCACTGGAGGAGCTCCACCGACTCGCCGAAGCCCGTCATGCGGTAGCAGGTGATCTCGGCCGTGGAGCCGTTGGTGATGATGTCTAGGCGTAGGCCGCCGGTCCTGCTGGCTTGGTGGTGCTGCTTCCAGAGCGACGTGGACTGGTCTTCCTGTAGCTGATCCAGCAGCGTGATGGTGGAGTTGCCGCCGGGGGTCGCAGGCCCGATCACGCGCAGGAGCGAGTAGTAGTTCTCGAAGACCCCGCCGCTCCAGTCGCCGGTCCGGACCAGCGCATAGTAGCTCGGGCCCAGGAAGGTCTCAGAGAAGTCCGTGTTGGCGTTGGATGTCAGCTGCGCTCCAGCCGCTCCGGTGATCCGTGCCATGACCCCGTAGCAGAGAGTCCTCGCCCCGCTGCTATCGAAGGTCCAGTTGCCCGCAACCGTTCGGACGTAGAAGTTGCCGATGACGCTGCAGTCTTCCGTTTCAGCATCCCGGAAGATCCAGCCGCCCACGCCAGGCGACGTGGAGCCGCTGGCGCCCTGGCACGCAGCCTCCGTGTCCGCGTAGGCGTTGTGGATGTTGCAGACCTCGGGCGTGATGGAGTGCCCGGTGGTCGTGTCGGCGCCGTTGTTCCAGAGCAGCCCCGGCAGCCAGAGGCATGGCTTCGTCCACCTCGGCCCGCTGTTGTTGGAGAGCGCGACGTCTGCGAACGAGTCGTCTGCGGGGAGATTATTGGCCACGACGCGCCACCTGCTGGATTGCCTTCTCCAGGTTGCGGTCGCGCCCAGTCGTCAGGCTCGCGGCGATCATCCGGTTGATGCCCGGGAGCTGAGCTGCGACGACCTCCTGCGTTGACCTGGGGTCGAGGTTCTGGAACGAGAGGGTGGTGTTGACGGCCACGGTCATGTTGACCGGCGCTGAGCCGCCAGCGTAGGCGCGCTCAGGGTTCTGGAACTCCACCGGGATCGCGCGGCCGGCGCCAGGCAGGGGGACCACAGCCTCGGGCTGCCCCCGTTCGCCGATCTCAGCGAATGTGCGGGTCATCTTGATGCCGCCCAGGCCCAGCTTCTGGATCGGGCGCTTGATGCCGCCGTCGCCGAACTTGAGCGTGGGGGATTCGATGTTGCCGAGGCTGGGGAAGACGCCCCCCGTGGCCCCGCCAACTGTTCCCGAAGCGGCTAGGACGGCCGCAGCGGCGTCAAGGGCAGCCGCAGCTGCGATCAGGGCGCTGCCGGCGGGGTGCAGCGACGCGGACCCCGCGACGCTCACCGCCTGGCCCGCCGCTTCACTCGTTGCGGCGGCCAGGGCGAGGTCTTCCGCTGACTGAGTTAGGGCCTCAGCGGCGAGCTTCCCGCCCTCCACGGCCATGCCGCTCATCGCCCCGACGGCGGCCCCGTACCCACCGCCCGCTGCGGCGCCCTGAGCGGCCCCTGCAACAGCCCCGGGGGCCAGAGCGGCCCCTGTGGCCATCTGGCCTGCGGCGAGCGCCAGGAGCTTGTCAGCGGCTAGGTTGAGCTTCACGGCCGGCATCTCCAGGACGGCCTGGAGTTGCGGGAGCTGGGCAGCGAACGTGCCTTCAATGGAAGTGGCCGCCGCCGTCCCGGCCTGGGACACTTCCGCGATTGACTGGGTCGCCGCCGCCTGGATCTTCGCGAGCTCCTGGCCTGCGAACTCCGCAACCGCAAGGGATTCCGGGTCCTCTCCGAAGCCGAGCTTCTCGGCCAGGCCCTCGAAGGGGCTCAGCAGGAACCCGAGGGTCATGTCCGTCAGGGCGTTCGAGACGGCCTGGGCCAGGCCCCGGGCCAGATTCTGGCGGAAGGCCTCGACGACAGCCTCAGCCGTGTTCTCGCCCTCCTCGTGGAGGGTCATCAGCTCAGCCAGAGCGTTCGCTGTAGCGTTGCGGACACTGTAGATCGCGTCCCGAGCCAGGGCCGCCCCAGTCTCGAAGCTGTCCCCGAACTCCAACGCCAGATCCCCGAGCGTGGAGAGGAAGCCGTCGCGGAAAGCCTCCGAGTCCCCGAGCATCTCCTCCAGGACCCGGTTGTACTCGCGACGCAGGTCGTCAAACGCTTTGGTCCCAATCTCGGGGATCTCGGTAAGCCCCAGGTTGTCCAGGGCGTCCGTGCGAGCCTCGAAGTCGATCGTCTCGCGGGCCCCGCTCACGAAGCTGCGCTGCTCGAAGGCCGCGCTACTCAGGACGGAGCGCGCTTGCTCGATAGTAAACCGCTCGCGCTCCAGCTCGATTGCCTCACGGATCTGTGTGAGCTCGGACTGTGTGCGCTGCCCCGTCTCCACGAGGAGACGATTGCGCTCCTCGATGACCGCGAAGCGCTCCTCCTCGCGCCGGACGATGTCCACGAAGAGCGGCTGGACGTTGGCCCGGATGTTGTCGAGCTCATCCGAGACGGAGCTGAAGTCCAGCGCCTCCCGGATCTTGACGCTCTCGACCGCCTCGGCCATGTGGAGCAGGAGGTCTCGCTGCTCCTCGGTGAGCGAGACGTTCTCTGCCAGGCGCACCAGCCGCTCGCGCTCCTCTTTCGCAACGGACTGGGCCAGCGTGACCTGGTCCTGCATGGAGATGGTGGTCGTCTTGGCGAAGACCTCCACCTCCTTGCGGATTGACTCGAAGTCGAGAGCGTCCGCGAATTGCTTGGCGCGGTTGGCGTCGATGGCGGCCTCGAAGCGGGGGCGCAGCTCCACCGCCACGAACCCCAGTTCAATCGCCAGGTCCAGCTGCTCGCGGAGCTTCTCGGTGGCGCGTTCGATGCCCTCAGCCTGGAGCTCATACGTCACCTCCGCCTTGCCGGCGAGCTGCTCGAAGAACTGCAGGCCGTCGCTGAAGCCGATGATGGCAGCGCGCTGGGCTTTCTCGGCAGCCTCGAACGCCCTGAGCGCCTCGGCTGTCAGCTCTTTGTTGGCGCCGATCTGGCGAAGCTGCACTGCCAGCTGCGCTCTGCGCAACCCAACCCCAGCGTCAAGGATGTCCAGCTCGTCCTGAAGACTATCGGCCACCGGCTCTCGCAGGCTGTTGAGAATGTTGACCGCCTCCTGCGCGCGGTCGATGAAAGAGAGCAGGTTCTCCTCGCCCATCGTGATCGGGACGCTAACCGGGAACTCTGCCTCCAGCATCCCACGGAGCTCGTCCAGAACCTCCTGAGTCGCATCGCTGGAGTCGTCGAAGAAGACCGCGATGTCAACCGGGACCTCGATCTGGAGGTCCCCAAAGAGCCGCTCCAAAGCCTTGAGCTCATCGCCGATCCGCGCCGCCTCTTCGTCGATCTGCGCGCGTTCCTCCGCCAGGCGCCTCGCGATCAGAAGATCGAGCGTGTCCCCGCCAGACTCAAAGCCGAAGGGGTCAGCAAAGTCCACCTCCAACGGCACGCGCAGGGCGTCGGGGAACATCTCCGCGGCGATCGCTGCGATGGCGTCCCTCCCCAGCGCGGCGTCAAGGCCCCGCCAGGCCTCCCTGAGATTGTTCACACCGTCGGTGACCAAGCTCAGGGGCTCCACCGCGCTATCGAGACTGAGCGCGATGTCGTTTACAGAATCGGGGGCCGTCTCCAGCTCTGCTCGCAGCGCCGCCATCCCCTCCCGCATCTCCTCCATGCGGCGGATGGGCCCGAAGAGAATCTCCTCGTTGAACGGGATCGTGACCCCGGACGCCGTCATCTCCTCCAGGCGCCTGATTTGGTCGATGACCTCCTGCGCTGGCCGCGCCTGGCCGGTCTGGTCGTCAGTCAGGATCTCGAAGTGAAGGCCCGCCTCCTGCAGTCGCTCGCGGGCGCGGCGCACTTCATCGGCGTAGGCCCGCTGCACATCCGCAATGTCTGCGCGCAATTCCTCCTTGGTGAGCTCGACGTCGAAGATCCGCCTCCATGGCATCGGGTCCAGGGCGTTGATCGACTTCTGGAGCTCCCGAACCAGGGCGGCCATGACCTTCGGCAGCTGGGCCAAGAGCTCCGTGATAGCGATACCGATCGCGGCCACAGCCCGTGCAACCAAGGTGACGGCCGCGCCAATGACCTCGCCCATCTGCCTGAAGGCTGCCCCGGCTCCGCCGATGGCGTCCAAGCGCTGAATAAGGTTCTCCAGCTGCTCCACGAAGTCGCCGACAAACTTCGCGGCCTCCGACGCAACGCCCTTCATCATGTTGAAGGCCGTGTCGAGCGCCTCGATCGCCTTGCGGATCCCCTTCTCTCCGCCCAGGGCCTCATCCAGCGCCTTGATGAAGACCTCGCCCACGCCACGCAGCCGGATGCGGATCGCGTTGATGAAGACCTGGACGCGCTTGAACGGCGACGCAAAGAGGCGGTCTAGGGCCCCGCCCACAGCGCCGTAGGAGTTCTCCAGCGCCTTCAGGTTCTTCTGGTGCTGCTCGAACTGCTTGTCCGCCAGGGCCAGGACGGGAAGCAGGCCCCGGATGTTGCCGAAGATCCTGGCGTAGGCGACGGCGTTGTTGCCCAGCTTCTCGCGGAGCTCGGCCAGCACACCACTGAACTGTTTGCTCTTGATCGCCGACTGGCTGATGTCGATCTGGTACTGAGCCAGCACCTCGCCCGCTTCGACGCTCGGCTTCAGGAGCTGGTTGAAGGCTTGCCGCAGTTGGATGACAGCCGTGTTGGTCTCGATGCCGCCTTGGGTCAGGGTGGCGACGGCGGCCGTGACCTCCCGGAAGCTGACGCCCAGAGACGCCGCGATGGGCAGTACCTGGCCCAGCGACGTGGAGAGCTCGGGGATGGTCGTCTTGCCCTTCTCAACCGTCCGGAACAGGATGTCCGTGATCTCAGCGGTCTCGGAGACGTCCTTCTGGTAGGCCTTGATGACCGACGTCACGACGTCGATCGTGCCCTTGATGTCGGCTAGGCCTGCGGTGGCGAGCTCGGCCGACTCCTCCAGAACGATCATCGCCTCGGCGGCGTCGGTGATGTCCGAGGAGATGATCTGGTAGAAGCCCTTGGCGGCGATCGTCTCCACGAGCCCCAGGGCCTCGGAGAGCCCCAATAGGCGCTCCTCCACCTGCGCAAGCGGGAGCTCGGTATCATCGAAGATCGTGCTGATCTCCGCGACTGCGATGCCGAACTTCTGGGCGTCGCTGACGGCCTTGAAGGTCGCCAGGGTGGTGGCGATCGTGGCCCCCAGCGCCCCCCACCTGCGGCTGAGCGAGCGCAGGGGCGCCGTCAGCCCCCGAAGCGTCCTCCCTACCCCGCGAGCCGTCGCGCCGAACGCGCGGAAAGCCCGCTGGGCTCCGCTCAGGTTGGCGCGCGTCTGATCAGAGAACCGCCGGATCTGGTTGTTGACCTTCTTGATCGCTACATCTGCGTCCGATCTCAGGACGATGTTGACGACCAGGGTCTCGTTTGCGGGGCCGAATGCCATCTAACGCCGGGGGTTCTCTAGCTTGTCGATCGCCGCCTTCTCGGCGGCCAGAACGCTCAAGGCGTGCATGAAGCACGCGGATTGGCTGTATGTGCCTCCTCGCTCTGGAAGGTGCCCGTTCTGGTAGTCGCCCCACGCCATGACCAGGCGCGCTGCGGAACGGTCCACCTGCGAGGCCGGGCACCGCTTATACATGCGGTCGCCCTTGCCTTCGCAGTCTGGACACGGCTGATCATCCGCATCAAACCTGACCCCCTCGCAGGTGGGGCAAGTGATGCCGAAGACCGGCGTGGGAGCGTCCTCCTCGCAGCCGTTGAACGCGCGTGCCCGGTCGTCCTCGCGACACCCGGTACAGCGCGGCGCTTCCCGGCTGAACGCTAGGAAGGCTGCGATTCGGACTTTCCCACATCATCGTCGGCCTTCATCCCGGCCTGGGCGAGCAGCGCGCTGAACACCCCCCCGCGGATGGCCAGCGAGACGCCGACCACGAAGTTGTCGGGGAGGGGGTTGCCGGGATGCGGCACGTCAGCGCCGTTCTCGTCCTTCAGGTTCTCCCAACCCTTCACCTTGTCCCGGAAGACCTGGTTGATGTCCCGGTGGTCGGCCGAGGCTTCTCCGCCGCGGACCTTGTCCAGAAGCTCGGTCTCCTCTTGCAAGGTGAGAGGGGTCAGGAGGAAGACGGTGGGGTTGTCGCCGTCTTGGTCTTCGGGGACGTATCGGATGGTGTCCCCGAGAGAGATTGTGATCATGTGACGTTGCCTTCGTCGTCAGTGGTTGCCTAGTCGGTGTAGACGGCGACCTGGTGAAGCGACAGCACGAACTCGCGGTCCTCCAGGTCGGAGCCGTTGGGCGCCTTGCCGGAAGCGGAGTACTGCAAGTCGCGGGTTGCCACGCCGTCGCGGTCGCCTCCGCCTTCAGAGGTGATCTGCGACGCCGGGACCGAGATGTGGAATGAGTTTTCGGCGGTGGAGCCGATCGTCAGACGCTGCCGGAAGGTTGTGCCGTCCCGGAAGTTCTGCAGGAAGGGGAACTGCGACTCCGGGCGTACGCTCGGGTCCAGGGAGCCGGTCACGGCGCGGCCACCGATGATGGCGGCGCCGCGCACGCCGTCCGTGGACGCCGCGCACTTCTCCAGGGCCAGAGTGTTCTCGAAGTTGCAAGACCACGAGTTGAGGCACGGAACGTGCATCGCGCTCGGCTCCACCGCCGGATCATCCTCAGCCACGCCGTAGCTGATGTTGAGGAAGCTCGGCGGAACGAGAGCCGTGGGCGTCGGAGTGCCCGCGAGGGCGCCGTCTGTGATAGCCGCAATCAGGCCGCGGAACGTGAAGTCCATGAACATCGGCTCGCCGAGGTTCGCGGAAAAGTTGACCGAGCCCCGGGCGCCTTTGATGGCCCGGAAGACACCGTCCTCGATGACCGCGATGGAAAGCGACGGAAAGTACTTCTGCTCAACGAAGCTGGCGCCAGCCAGAGTGTTGCTGGTGTCGCCGGTTCCGAGGTTGGTCAGAACCTCGCCGGCCGTCAGGAAGTCGCCAGGGTCCAGCCAGTAAACGTCGTGGGTCGTGCTGGACGCCGTCGAGATGACCTGGACCACGGTATCGCCGTCGTCCCCCACCAGGATGTCCCCCGCCACGAGGCTGCGCGATGCCGAGAAAGTCAGCGTGACCACCGGCCGCGAGGTGGGAGTCCAGCACCAGCCGGCGTCATCGTTCACGCCGCTGATTGTCTGGTCTTCGCCTGACGTGCCACCGGAGAAGCTCGTATTCAGCGTCCCGGTGGGGTCCGCGTAGTACAGCTTCGTAGCCCCGTTCCAGGAGTCATGCACGACTTCGGCGCTGTCGGAGTCCGCATCGCTGACAGTCTCCGCCGAGAAGAAAGCGTCATGCGGACCGGACGGCGTGCCCGTAAGCGTGCCGACGCCCATCTGCCGCGACTTGAAGCCGCACGCCTGCAGGAGCAGGTCCCAGTCGGGGGCGGCCGGCGTGCCCACTGCGTAGGCGTTGGTGCCGGCCAGCTCGACGCGGCCGGTGATAGTGCCCTCGGCGGTTCCTTCGATGGGCGTGAAGGGCGTGAAGGACGCCCGGTTGATCTCGCGGGTGTAGGTTGACCGTTCGATGCCCGCCTGGGGGTCCGTCACCAGCACCTTCGCGTTCGCGACGGCGTTTAGCGTGGACGTCCCGACGTACACCCCCGGCTGATCCTCCACCGCCATGAGGAGTTGGAAGAGTCGCTTGGATGCCATTGGTTCAGATCAGGTGGCTTGGGTTGGGTCCGCGGCAAGATGCCGGAACGGGATGGTGACGGACACTTCGGCCACTCCCAGGGGCGTTCCCTGGACGAGCTCGAAGATGTCTACGGAATCAATGCGAGTGTCAAGCGCCAGGCTGCCGCGGGTGCAGTCGCCCCTGAGCGCCTTCTCGACATCGTTGGCCATGTGGGTGATGCGCACCCGGTCGTCCTTCGCCGTGTCAAAGGAGGGGTCCACAGTGAGAACGCACGCGATCGAGAGCTTGAGGTTGACGCGGTAGACGCCGTTGGGGCATTCCGTGTCGCGCGGCGACTCCATGGGCGCCACCACGATCGCCGGGAGCTCCTCAAGCTCCAGCACGTTGCCGTACATCTCGTAGACGCGCTCCGGGTCGCTGTTGTAGTCCCCGGAAGCCGAGTGGATGGACTCCAGCGTCGTTACGACATGGTTCACGACCTGGGTCTCGACCGTATCACCTAGACTAGGCACCCGATGGCCTCCTCCAGCGTGAACCGCATACGGTGAGTCAACGCGCCGGTCTGCTCCACCTCGATGTCGCTGGCGAAGCGCACCTCGATCACGGACGATTCATCGACCGGGATCATGTCCATCACGCCGGTCTTGCCCAGCGTGTCGAAGAGCTGATCGACCAGGAAGACCTGGCCCTGGGTGGCGTTCTCCCACTCCATCTCGAAGCGACGCACCTCAACGGGCGCAATCTTGCGGCCGAAGACGACGCGGGAATCTATCCGCTCGCCGACGCCGGCAAGGATGACCTCCTCGCCGTGATCGAACTCCGGGCAGAGCCCCTTGTAGTCGATGCGGAACTGCTCGGTAGCCATCAGCCAGCCACCTGCGCTTTGATCGCGTTGCGCACCCCTTTGGCGAGGCCGATCATCAGCCTGCGCCGCGGGCGCTGTCCTATCGCGTTCTCACGGAAGCCGAGACGCGAGGGCATCTTGCGCTTCCTGGACATGGGGCCGGGGATGTCAACTTCCTTCCGGAGGGCGAATAGATACTCCCTGCCCGTGGCGCGCAGCCCGGTCGGGCCGCCTCCGCGAACGTCGCGGACGAGGTACAGCTTCCCGTCGTCGGTCTTCTTGAAGCGGACATCCGGGTCGTTGCGGAACTGTTGCGGGCTGCTGTACCTGCGACCCCCAGCAGGGAAGAGCGCGTCGCCCACGGGGATCGCCAGCATCTTCGCGCGGCGCGGACGTATGCGACCGCCGAACTCCTGCATCGGCGCGTAGATCGACGAGCTGGTCAGCTTCAGGCCCAGGTTGTTCAGCTGCGTGCCCACCACTCGGCGGCGCAGGGACCCCCGCAGGGCGTTGGTGCGGTTGTGGAGCGTGCGGTTGTTGTTGGGCTGACCGTAGGGCGTGTAGGGGGCACGGAACTGGCGAGCCATCAGGGCGAACCAGCGTTGCCCGTGCTTGCGCAGCGCCTTCTTGGTCTCCAAGAAGAGCCCACGCTTGAATCCGGCGACGCGCTTCTTCACGCGCTCGCTACTGGCGCGGTCAACGCCTGACCTGCGACGCCCCACCATCAGCACCACCTCCGGCGCCTGTACCGAGACAGCCGCTGTTTCACGATGGCCAGCATGTGGAGCTCCACGGCCTGCCTGCTGGACGCCTTGCCCAGCTGGGTGCTGCCAGTCGGCATCTTGCGGCGGCGCAGGATCTCTACGACCTGCTGATCGGCCGCGCCAGCCAGCGAAGGGTGCGCCGCGATGAAGGCCGCCGTGGATTCCGTGTCGTCGGTCCCGGGCGTGACCATGCCGCCCGTGTAGACGATCTGCGCGAAGCCCGGAGAGAAGGGGGTGTTGCCGCGCAGGTACACCTGCCCCAGGGTCGTGTCGATTCGATAGTTGGTCTCATCGAGCGCGTCTAGGCTCGCCCAGTCGCTATCGCGGCTCTGATACTTCAGGGAGGTCACCGAGGAGACCGGCGCGCCATCTACCGAGAATGTGTGCTGATGTGCGCGCAGTCGGTACACCTCGGTTCGCTCCTGAGACCAGATGTGTCGGTGGCCAAGGAAGTCCTCGAAGTCCGCAGTCACCTCAGCGATCAGCTCGTCGATCAGCTCGTCGAGCGTGTCGCCCTTGATGTCCATGCGGCGCTTCACGCGCTCCTTGGTCGTGAGGTTCACCATCAGACGATGAAGTCGGGAGTGTCGTCCTCTTCGGGGGGTTCAAGCTCCTCCGGCTCGTCCTCGACGGGGGGCGGCTCGGTTTGCACTTCGACGTCATGGACAACGATGTCGATGTCGTCAGCAGCCTTCACGGCCACGACCTTGGTGGGGTTCGCCAGCGCGATCGGGTCGTCGTCGGGGAGGATCGTGCCCTTGGGGGCGTAGATCGTTCCGTCACGACTTAGGACTACCTGCCTGACCTTCCACGGCATCATCGGCCTCCTGTAGGGTCTTGGACTTCCTGGGCTTCGCTCCGCCGGGTGGTTGATCGAGACCTGGCAAGTCGGACGTCTTGTCCTTCCCGGCCAGCTTTTCGCGATCTGCCACGGCGTCCTTCACGCGCACCTTGCCCATGGTCTCGCGCGGATCCATGTAGCCGTTGTTGCGCAGCCAGACCAGGGCTGGGCGGTGTTCGATAGGGCTGGGCGATGCGCCCGGGGCGGGCTCTAGGGCCTGAGCTTGGTTGCGGCACAGGATCTGCTCGTATGGCAGGTCCAGGTCCACCACGTAACCCTCCTGGCCTCGCACGACCCCGTAGTGGGCCACAGCCAGCCACCTGGGCCATCGGAGAGCCTTCGCGCGCTTGACGCGGTACGGGCCCTTCATGTTCTCGATTGATGTTTCGCGCTTCGCCATGGGCTGTTCTTTCGGTGGGTTGGAGAGTTGTTGGCCGCCCGCGGGAGCCTCCGCCCGCGGGCGAGCCCTTGGTTGATCAGATCACGTACTGCGTGCTGCCGATGGAGAACGACTGCAGGTGATCGAAGGAGACGTCGGCGTAGAGAATTCCGCGGACCAGGGTCTGGTTCTGGGCGAACGCGGTGCCGGCGACGTCGCTGGCGCGCATTTCCAGAGTCTTCCAGAAGGGGACGCGAACCTGTCGCCAGTCGCCGAAGATGACCGTGTCGTCCATGGCCCCAGACGAGGCGCCGCTGTGGGCCAGGATCGTGGTGGTGCGCAGCGGGTAGCCGAGCAGCGAGGTCGCGGCGCCGTCCTGGACGACGATGCGGTTGACGTCCACCCCGGAGGTGCCGGACGACATCTGAATCGCGCGGCTCCACTCGGTCGGGTTCATCACCCAGCCAAGAGAGCCGCGCAGGGCGTTCTCGTTGGCGAGGTCGGTGATGAACTCCATGGCCTTGGCGTAGGTCCAGCCAGCGGTCATGGTGACCGACGCCGTGGTCCCCTCTTCGGTGAAGGGCGGCGTCGCATTGACGAGGCCGGTCGGCTCTGCGCCAACGCCACTGCCCTCCAGGACGGCCGTGTCGAGAGCGATACGGAATTGCTCGGCCAGGTTGTCGCGGATGATCTGCTCAGCAGTCGGTCGCGAGTTGGTGAGCAGCATGTTGCCCACGCGGACCATCGCCATCAGCTGGCGCGGGCGCATGGTGTGCTCCCCGAACGAGGGTTCGCTCTCCGTGATGGAGACGCCCTCGTAGTACCAGGCGGCCGACGCGCTGGAGAGCAGCACCGGGATGGTGATCTCTCCGAACTGGCCAGGCATCGAGCGGGCGCCCGACTGGAAGACCACCGAGTCCGCGTAGAGCAGGTCGATGATCTCGTTCAGGTGCTGCTCGGGGACCAGGTACTGGCCCTCGTGGGCGTCCGGGGTGGCAACGTGGCCGGTGTTGAGTGCCTTGGCGCGGGCGACGTGGTTGCCGAACCGCGCATCCATCTCGTCAAAGCACTCCTTCTCGTAACCAGCGTTGGCCCAGTTCTTGTTGGCGATGGCGTAGGCCGCCTTGGCGAAGGAGAACTCCTTGTCCTTCTCTTCCCCGAGGCCGGGGACTCGGAAGTCCGGATTCTCTTCGGCGAGGGCCTTGATGGCGTCCGGGAGGGACTCGCGGATCTGCCTCGCGAGCTTCTCGGCCGTGTCGTTGTCGCGCTCGTCGAAGCGCGTGTTGATGATGTCTTGGAGCTTGTTTGTGAGCTCCAGGATCGCCTTGGCCTTTTCCTGGCCGTCCGGCTCTCCCGCGACGGTGGGGTCTGTTTCCATGGGATTAGTGAAGATGGGACTTACTGGAGTGCGTCGGCCAATCCGTCCAGGACGTCGGCCATGAAGTCCTCACCACCGTCGGGAGTCGTCGGGGCATCGGTGGGCTCGTCGCCCCCTGCCGCCACCTCCGCGCCTTCGGTGAGGCGTTCGATTCTGTCTGCCGCCCGGTTCAGCGCCTTGCTGGCGCGCTCCAGGGCGTCGATGGTCTTGGATGCCACGGGGTCCAGGGTCGACGTGAGGGGGAGAACCAGATGCTCCTGGTTACCCAAGACGTCAGCGGCCAAGTCCGCGCCGACGGGGATCGACCCGTGTGCGGCCAGCTCCGGCTCCTCCACCGCGTCCACCAGCCGAGCCACGGCCTCCTTGACATCGGGCACTACGATGTACCGACGTCGGATGGCCTGCTGCTCCTCGTCGCTCATCGTGAGGGCCACGCGGACGTGCTCGATCAGCTCAGGATCGACCTCCTGATCCCTGGCGCTCTCGAAGACGCGCTGGGCACGCTCATCAAGAGACTTGCGCTGCAGCGAGTTGGCGTTCGCGGGGATCGGCACAACGGAGAGCTCCATCAGCTCCTGCTCCTTGATGAGCGCGCCCCACTCGCCCAGACCGATCTCCTTGCGCTCTTCCTCGTCCTTGGGGTAGTGCATGGCCTTCGGGAGGAAGGCCACGCTAACGCCGCGCAGAGCCCCAGCCTCGATCATGCGCTCGATCAAGACCGCTTGCGGATTGAGATCGCCCGGGTGGAGATGGCTCTCGGTTAGGAGCGCCTTGGTGCCGTCAGCTCTGCCCTTCCAGACGCGATCCACCTGGCCGATGGGTAGGCCTCGCTGATCATGCGCCCACAGAAGCTGCGGGTTCTTCTGGAAGCGGTCGAGTTGCCAGCCGGCGACCAAGATGATGTCGCCCATTCCATCGACCGACTCATCCGAGGCGACGTGCCGGAACTGCGGGCGAGCCTCTTCCTCCCCAGCCGCGCGCTCTACGACCGCAATGGACGGGATGAATCGGAAGTGCATCTCGGACTGGTCGCCCTTGATGGCAATGATGTCGTCCTGGCTGAGGCCCTCGAAGTCGGCGGGGCCCGCGAGGCCGGAGTGAATGCGTTGCGCGCGTTCCTGGAGGTTCATGTCTAGTCCTTCACCACTGGAGCCGTCACGCAGCGACAGTTGATGACGTCGCCAGCCTGACCTTCCGGGTCGTGTGGGTGACGCAGAGTGGAGGCGTCCCTGAACGAGTCGCCCAGGTTCACCACGCTGCCGTCGAGCACGACATGATCGTGCGTTTTCGGTGGGCTCTTGCGAACGAAGGCATCCCCCGACGTCACCCACTGGTGTTGCTCGACGCCTTCGCGGTCCATTTGCTCAAACCGCGCCCCGTTGGAGGCTCGGCCTGTTTCTGTGCGGGCGATTGCCGACGCGCGAGCCTCCCGGTTGCGGAAGGCCTTGCGCAGGGCGCCCTGGAGCTCGGGGAGCTTCTTGCGGATGTGCTCCTGCAGCGTGGCGATGTCGAAAGGCGCGTCCTTGAACACCTCGATGAAGGCGGCCTTGACCTCTTTCGCGAGCGTCGAGTTGACGCCCTCGGCGAGACGGAAGCGTTGCGACTTCAGGTACTCCAGCGCCCATGGGTCGGTCGGCGGGATGATGGTGCCGCCGATCTCGGCCACGATGTCGTCCGCGGCGGCCTCGAAGACGTCGGCGAGGGGCACCTTCATCTCCTTGGCGAGCTTCTCCGCCCACTCCACGTACGACAGCAGCAGGATGTTCAGCGTGTTAGGATCCGCCGCGATGTCGATGGTGCTGATCGGGCTGCCCTCGCCCACCTTCACGCTGGGCTCAGCTGCCGCCTCCGGCATCCGCCCCTCGGCGAAGTCCTTGATGCGCTTGGCCTGCGCGAGCTCGTACTTCCGCAGGAAGCTCATGGCCGCCCGTTTGACGGCCTTCTCGCCTATCAAGAGGATTCGCTCCTCGTAGCCCGCGAAGTACTCCCGTCGCGCGAGCTGCGCGGCGGTGAGAGGAGGCGACCCCGGAGGGGTGGCGTTCGCGGCGTCACCCCTGTTCCTGGTGGACGGGGCCGCCCGTGCTTGGTCCTCGCCCTCCGTTTCGCCTTCCGCGGAGCCCGGGAACGGGGGATCGCCGCCGGAGTCGTTGTCTGGGTTGGGCGGGTTGTCCTGGCCAAGGCCGGGATCGGGCGGGTTGTCGGCTTTCTCCTTGGCGGCCTCTGCGGTGGTGATGTTGGGCGGCATCCAGGCGATCGACCCGTACTCGCTCCGCGTGTGGTCAGGATCCAAGCCAACCATGAGGGCCGCGTCGTCGAAGGAGAGCCCAGCGTTGCCCTGCGCGAGCTTGAGCGCCGCCTCCAGCTTGTCGATGCGGTCGTCTCGCAGCGCCTCTACCGCGGACAGATCAAAGCGCGCCACCAGAGTCCGCGCCTCCTTGTCCTTCAGGTGCGGCAGGAAGAGCGTGTTGATCACGTCCTCGACCGAGGCCATGTAGGCGAGAACGCCGTTCCCACCCAGCCAAAACTGCCGGACCGCGGTCTGGAAATTGGAGTAGCTGGCCTCCTCCAGCATCCCAAGGACTTCCTTCGGCACGCCCAAGATCGCCGAGGTGCGGTTCAGCACCCACCCCAGCATCTCCTGGAACTGCATGTCCTTCGGGCCGAACTTGTTGGGCGTGTACCTGATGTCCTTGCCCGAGACCACCTGCCAGCGACCGGCGTTGGGGAGGGAGAAGCGCTCGCTGGCCTCGTTGGCCGCCCGCTCCTCCTCGTCCGCGGACATCTCGTTCTCGGTGGTGATCACCCCACCCGGGTCGCCGGAGTGCAGGAGCATCGCCGCCAGGTAGCGGTAGGCTCCCATCTCCAAGCCCAGATCCCGCATCAAGACCTGAACGTCCCCCAGCCCACGCAGCGGGACGTCGGGGTCGTAGTCCGAGAACTGCAGAGCCTGGTGCGGCTTCATGCGGATGCCGCCGCTCTTCCCGGTTGGCCGCAGGATCCACCAGGCCGGGAAGCCGTACTTGTCCCTCTTCAGCTCCACATGCGAGCCGCGGGCTGGCGTGATCAGGGCAGGGTAGTCGATGTAGGGCCCGCCGTTGCCCCCCGTCAGCCTGACCGGGTGCTTACTCCGGTCATACATGAACCAGATGTCTTCCCCGTCCAGCTTGCGGTGGTAGACGCCGGCCTCCCAGAACTTGGCCCCCGTCATGTAGGGGTTCGGGCGCCGGAAGAGCTGATGGAGCGGGTGGTTGTCGTCGACCTTCGTGGCCTTGGAGTCCTCCCGGGGGTCTTCCCGGTAGAAGCCCATGGGGCACTGGCGCACCGCCGCGCCGATGGCCTTCAGGGCCGCATGAACCCACCCGCCCTCCGTGAAGGGGCTAGAAACCCGCTCAAGGCCCGCGTAGTGGGCCCCTTGATCCAGCATCTGGCCCAGCCAGCCCGCAGAGCCCTCTTCTACGGTAGGCTGCTCGAAGCTCCGTTGCTGTTCGCTTGGACGCCCGTTACTATCAGCAGCACGCACGCACGACGGGTAACCCCGGAGGGCTAGATGGCCAAGTTCCGTATTACGTCGCGGTGGAAGAGGCCCGACCCCCGTGAGGTTCTCTCTATCCGCGTGCGGCGATCGGAGATCGCCTTCTGGGCGGCTGCCAAGCCGAAGTCGATGCCCCTAGCGACCTACATCCGCGAATGCGCCCAGCGGGTCTCTACCGATCGGATAACTCGTCCCAACGACCGTCAGGCAGAGACCGAACGATCCTGACCTTGCGCCTGAGGCCCTCTCTGCGGGCCCCCTCGTACATCTGGGACTCAGCCTTCCAGCGCTTCCCCCAGCGCGCATTGGGCTTCTGGGCCGCCTTGAGCCTGGTGACCCGGTCATCGTAGTAGCCCATCCCGCTCATGTCGGCGCCGTAGAGCCGAAGGTCCGTGGCGCCGCGCTTGAGGGCCCAGCCCATCGCGCTGAATGTCGAGAATGCGGGCCCCTTGGTCGCCTCCATATACCAGGGAGGCCCCCAGGGCTTGGGGTTGACGACCATGTCGAGCCAGGTAGCCCAGGGCCAAAGACACGACTCCCGCATGACCGTCACCCAGTTGTCTCGCGCGCCATACGTTCCGCAAACGAGAATAGGCTGGAGCTCGCGCGCCCGCGGGAAGGCCTGCTCGTGGATCTTGTTGGGGGAGTCCCAGCAGACCCAGAAGTCGCAGCGCGGCGCAGCCTTGAGGGCCGCATTGACGCAGATCAGGGGGTTCCCATCGTCGGGAATGCGCTCGAAGTCGAGGCTAGGCCCCGGGCAGGCGATGTGCCACACGGCCGTGGATTCGGAGATCCACCTGGTTCGCAAGAGCGGCTGCATGGATGCGCTTGAGGTTACGGAACTCAGCGGGCCAGCGTCTACGCTCCAGCCAATGGCTCCCGTGAGGGCTCTGGCCAGTGCAGTAGCGATCTCCCTCCAGGTCGCAGCCCCAGAGCTTGATGGGGCCGTCCGACGTGCTGGCGGCGTAGGAGATCGCCGTGAACATGCTGAAGTGCTGCCCTGAGTATGCCCGCTCCAGCCACCCAGGCGTCATCTGGGGCCAGTCCTTGACGCTATAGTCCGCCTTGCGCCACGCGGCGGCGGCCTCGCCCATGGACACGATCAGGGGGTTCATCAGGAAGAGATGGCCCAGGATGCTAGCCAGAACCCGGTCGGTGGGCCGCCCCAGCGCCACGAAGACGTCACAGCGCTCCATCTTGGCGATCGCCACGTTGACCCCGATCACGCGGTCCTCGGGCCTGGGGCTCGGCCACTCGAAGCTCGGGCCCGGCAGGCAGATGTGCGTCACCTGTTCCAAATCTCAGCGTCGAAGGTGTCCTGGGCGCCCAGCTTCCATTCTAGCCCGAGGGCCTCTACGGCGTCCCTGAAGGCGTGCCAGCCGTCCGCGAGGGCCAGGCGACCAGGCCAGAGCTCGGCCACGTAGGGGCTCGTCCTCTTGATCAGCTCGATCCTACGCTCCTGGTCAGCCACCCAGGCGTTCCACTCCATCCCGCGGCGCGCCCAGCCGCTGTAGAAGGAAGCTCGGGCGCAGGAGCGCACCACGCTCTCGCGATCTCTCCTTACCAGAACGATACGCGCCTTGGGCCAGGCGGACAACCATGTCGCCCACGTAAGCAAGAGCTTCGGGTCCTTGAAGCCCCAAGGCTGATCCGGCTTGACCCCCTGGAAGCCGAGCTCGATCAGCACGGTCTCGCGCAGGTGGGCTGTGTTCCCGATCCAGTTCCATGGTGGCAACGGCTGGACCCCCGCGGCGTCGTAGCCCCCCGCGTGCAGGACCGCCTTGTTCTTCTGCCGGATCCTCTTGTTCTCGAAGAAGCCCTTAGGGTTGTCCCGGTTGCCCCGGCCGGTCTCGCCCAGCCAGAGCCCGCAGCGCTGCAGGATTGCAGCTGTGACCGACGTGCCGCTGCGCGGCGCGCCGATGATCAAGACGGGGTCCTCACGCACATGCCACCTCCCGTGCGCACCGTTGCCACCAGGCAGCGAGAGCCTCGGGCGCGAAGCAACGGTCATACATCCGCCGAGAACCCTGGACGAGCCTATCCCGGATCACCGGGTCCATGCCGCCCTGAAGAAGGTCCCCGAGATCCTCGTGCGAGTTGAGGATCCATACGTTCCGCGTGTCGCGGAAGCGCTCGCCATGCGGCCCCTCCCAATCCAGAAGCCCGCGGGTGCTGACGATGGCGGCCCCGATCCCGCAGTAGTCCACCACCTTGCGGTCGATCAGGTTGCCGTTGCCGCAGATGTTCAGGCAGAACTCCGCCCCTGCGACGTTCTGCATGTGATCCCGGAAGGGAATGCGCCCGAGCTCGCCTGACTCCAGCGGCCCGAGCACGCCAAACCCGCCCCGAGCCTTGCCGCCATCTAGGCATCCATTGACTACGAGCTGCTTCTGGTACGGCCTGGGACTGCTCGCGGCGATGCCGTCGCCGATCTCGCGCAGGCCCTGCAGGTTCTTCTGATACCACCGCCGCCCCTCAGCCAGCGCCTCGCCGCGCTGAGGGCCGCCCAGAAAGCCGCCTGGGAACACGGGGACGGAATGCCCCTCATAGAGGTCGGTGTGGAGCCGCGAGTACTTCATTTTGAGCACGAGGTCCACATGGGGCGCCCCAAGAAGCGGCTCGTCCGGGTAGTCGGAGTAGCACACCTGCGCCCGCACCTCCCTGTCGCCGAAGCGGTAGCCGACCACCACCCCAGGGAGGTCCTTCTGCGCGAGCTCGATCGCCCTCGGCGACGGCACAGACGCTGCGATCTCATTGATCGGGTCCAGGTATTGTCGCCGATACCCGCGCCGGCACGGATGTCTATCCGGGAGCCTCTCTTGGGCGCACAGGATTACAACGTCTTGGCTCACGCCTGTCTCCTTCGCTGGAGGGCCTCTTGTTGCCACCGGGGAGCATCGTACTCGGCTCGCCGCGTCACGGTCACGCGCTCCTTGTGGACGCGGTAGAGCACACCCGGCTCGTTGACGTCCTTGATCCTCAGCCCCTGCCGCCAGCACTCCTCCTCGACGCGCAGCCAGTGATCGTAGTCGTGCGAGATGCGCCCCCGGTGGCCGCCAACGGCATCCCACACGCGCCGCGCGATCACGAAGGATGGGCCATAGTAGCAGTTCTCCGTGCTGATCAGCTTCTCGGGCTCGTGCGGATGGAAGATGGACTGCATCGGCTTGAGCTGCGGGTTGCAGCGAATGAAGCCGGTGTAGACAACGCCAATGTCCTCAACGTGGAGCCACTCCTCTATCCACTCGCGCCAGGTGTGCTGGGTGACGTTGTCGGAGCTCACCCAGGTGACCCACTCCTCCTCCTCCAGAATGGAGTAGCCGGCATTGATGGCCTCGGCGGTGCCGCCGTTCTTGTCCATGCAGACCAGATCCCACTCGCCGCATTGGATGCCCTCTAGGTACTCCCGCGTGCCGTCGTTGGATCCGTCGTCCACGATGATCAAGCGGTCCACCAAGGGAAGGACCGAGTCGATCGCCTGCGTGATGTACCGAACCTGGTTGAAGGTCGGCATGATCGCAGCAATCTTCGCCATCAGAACTCCTTGACCAGCGCCATCACCGGGCCGCCGCTCTGTTTCACGCGGCACGTCAGGTTGTAGCCCCTATTCGCCAGCTCCCGCTCTGACCACCCGCAAACGTGCGCCTGAAGCTCGTTGTGGCCCAGGCCCCAAGCGTCCCACCCGTCCTGCTCAGAGAACCCGTCCGGCGTGACCACAAAGACGGCCCTCCGCGCAATCCGCTCGGCGTGCGCAAGTAGCACGTCGCCGTCTTTCTTCTCCAGGTGCTCGATGATGTCGATCAGCAAAACCACGTCATAGGAGCCGTCCGCGAAAAGGGCAGCGCAGCGCGGGAGGCGCATACGGGCCGTGCAAACATCCGCCGAGATGTGGTCTAGGTACGCAGGGAAGGCGTCTACTGCCAGGTAGCGGGCCGTGAGCGGGGTTCCATCGGACCACTGCAGAATGCCGCAGCCGAGGTCTAGGACGACATCGTCCTCCCCGACGACCTCCCACGCTGCGTCCCAGACCCACGTCGCCATCAGATGAACTCCGTGTGGATCATGCCCTTGCTACACGGCAACGGCCCAGCATCCTTCGCCAGCATCGCCAGCATCTCTCGGTTGCGCGACTCGTAGAGGCAGGCGTTCTGGCAGTACTTCATCGGGTTCAAGATCGACCGCCACAGCGCCTTGTCGCGCCAGAGGCCGAGGAAGCCCTCCGGGTGCTGCCAGAAGACGCCCTGATCGCCCTTCTTGGAGCCCGTGAACGTGCAGCAGGTGTAGACGTGGCCAGAGCCCTCCACGACGCAGAGGATCTCCTGGGTGACGCAGCGCCGGTAGAGTTGCGTGTCGCTCACCACCTCCCGCCAGCGCTGGGCCATCAGGTTGTGGACGGCGAAGTTCTCATCAGCGAAGTCCTCCTCGGCGCGCTCAGCGTCGCGGATCTCCCCGCCAAGGGCATCGAAGTCCTGGAAGTGGTAGTCGCCATCGCCGGGGTAGGTGACGGAGAGCCGCACGTTGTCCGCGCCGGAGTCCTTGGCCCGCGCAACGAAGTCGTAGACCTCGCCCATGTTCTCGTTGCAGAGCACGAACCCGACGCCGAGGCGGAACTCGGGGTCCTTGGGCGCGTGCTCGCGCAGCTGCGCCACAGCGTCCCAGGCCAGCTTGAAGTGCCCCTCTGGAGCCATGCGCATCCGCACGTAGGTCTCTAGCTTGGAGCAGTCGATGGAAACGCGGGCCCACTTCAGGTTGGTGGAGCAGATGATGGGCGCTCGGTCGCGCAACGGTGTCCCGTTGGTGACGAGCGCCGTGGCAAAGCCGTGCTTCGCGAACTCCCGCCAGAGCTTGTCGGTGTGAGGATAGGCGAGGGGCTCGCCGCCGCCCGTGACCTCCACGCCCCGAACGCCCAGCGCACGGAAGTCCGCCAGGAGCTCCTTCATGGCCCCCCAGGAGAGGCTCTCGCCCGGATCGAAGACGTCGGCGTTGCGGTTGTTGGGCATCCGGTAGCTGCAGAACTCGCAGTGCTGGTTGCATCGGTTCTGCGGCATCAGGTGGACGCTGATGAGCCGGTTCTTCGGCGCGCGCCTCACCTGGAGCTCGCGAACGAGGTCCGGGTAGGCCGCCAGCTTGTTACAGGCGTACTCCCTGTGCTTCGTCACCTGGCCTTGGCCTTTCTCCCACTGCGCGAGGCCTGCAGGTGCTCGATGATCGGCGTCGCCTTCGGGTAGCGCTTCTTGAAGGTGTCGAAGATGTAAACATACTCCGGCCCGAAGTCCCAGACCCGGATCCCAGCCATGTCCCCGATGGCGGCGGCCAGGTGGATCTGGTCCCAGACATCTGGGCGCTCCTCGCAGCGGTGTAGCCAGTGCTCTACGAGCTGCTCGGCGCCCCTCGTGTTGGCGAAGAGCAGGGTCCCCGAAAGCGTGACCGGCTGCCCGCTAGGGCGCTTGGTGACGTGGAGCCCGACGTCGAAGGGGCCCGGGTGTGTGGCGAGCTCGTCAATGGGCGCCCTGATGCGCGCGTCCACGTCCAGGTAGAGCAGGCGGTCGCCGTCTTGCAGCGTCGCCAGCTCGCGCCGAATGATGCCTGGCTTGAGGGCGCAGTTCTGCTCCCAGCTCCCCAGGTCCATGACGGGGCTCGTCCGGTAGAGGGCCAGCGGAGCGAACTCATCGACGGTAGCTCGAAGCTCTCTCTCGTGCTGCGTGTAGAGCTCTCCGGGGGTAAAGAAGCTGACGATCTTCATCCTTGTTCCTTGGGGTTCTCGGGCTCCAGGAAGACGTAGCAGCCGCGCTTCCAGCAGAACCTTCGCCAGCAGCGGAAGTCCCGCCATAGCGCGTCTAGGGCCGCCCTGGCCTGTTTCTGGCTGCAGCCCAGGATCCGCGCGAGCTGCTCGACCGACAGGCCGCGCTCGCCAGCCTCAGCTAGATGCGTCCGGGCCTGGTCGGCCCGCGCCTTCACGGTGGACTTCCTGGCGCCCGGCATCACATCAACGGTAGACTTCAAGCAACGGGCTTGCAAGCATGTCCTCCGAGCTGATCCGCGCCGCGCAAGATGTACTGCGGGCGGGGTGTCGCCGGCACCGCGAGCGTGCCCTTCGCCGGCTAGACGCAGCCGTTGGAAAAGGAGACGGCGAGCGGGATCTTCGCCACAGCCTGTTGCTCGACATGGCCCTTGTGTTGAAGGATTATGATGACGACCCGCTCGCCGCCGATCTCGTTGCTCGCGCTGTGGACCTGGGGGTCCTGCCTCGTGATCAATCTGGATCCGGGGACGGGAAGAGGGCCTCGTAGCGGTCGCCCCAGAACCGCTTACGGGCCTCCTCCAGCGTCTCGCCCGGCTCCATGGGCATGGCGCCCATGAACTCCAGGCGCACCTTGGAGCCATCCTCGCGCAGGCCGGTGAAGTTCTCGGCCTGGCCTCGCGTGGGGCTCCCCGGGACGACGGGGAGATGCCGCATCCATGGTCGCTTCGGCATGTTCGGGCGCACGTTGAGCTTCATCAGGTCAACGTCTCCCGCCTGGTACGGCGCCTCTTCCCCATGCAGCACACCGCTGCTTTCGGTCAAGCGGTAGCGCACTGGCTGGTTCTCCGGCGCCATGGCCGCGGCCAGGGCTGCTACCACGGCCGCCGTCCCGATCGTCGCCTTCGCGGCTCTGTTCATCTCACGGCTCCAGTTCAGCCTCTCGGTTTTCCATGAGCTCTTCGGCGTACGCCTTGAGCCGATCGTACGACGCCTCGACCTTGGCCGCTAGGGCCTCTAGGCCCTCCGGCGTATAGCCGTCCCGCAGGAGCCGGTCGTGAAGGAAGCGCAGGGCGTGCGGGAGGCTCGAATGGTAGGACTCCGGGGTCCAGACGTAGTCGCCCTGTTTCGGCGACCAGTGGCCGCGGATGACCTTCCAGTTGTGTGGATCGGTGCCCAGCTTGAAGCGGGGCTTGGGGATGTTCTTACTCATGGGAGGTTGGCCAGAAGAGCCGCGACCGTCAGCAGGAAAACGCTGACCGTAGAGACGCAGAGCAGCCACACCAGAGCCTGCCAGAGTCGCTGCTTCGTGCTCAAGATCAGCACCTTGATCTTGGCCTCCGCAATCTGAATCTTCATCAGCTCGTTGGCCGTGTCCATGCCGAGCTTCTTCGCCTGCTCCATGATGTCTCCGGGCTTTGCCACCATCACCCACCCCCCTCCAAGTCGCGGGCGATATCTAGGAGGGCCTTGACGTGGGGCTGCTTCGCGTAAGTAGACGCAGTCCAGCCCACTTCCGCGGCCCACTCGCAGATCGCGCGGCCGTAGGCGTCCCGTTCGTCTGCGATCTCTTCCATCTCCTCCACGGCACCCTGAGCCTTGAGGGTGAGGTTCTCGTTTTCCAGGCCCAGCCCCACCACCCGGGCGAGGGCCTTGTCTCGATCGCGCGCCAGCCAATCAGCGCGACCACGATCGTCGAGATGGGCTCGTTGCCCCGCCTCAATGCACTTTTTGAGTTCGGCGTTGTGGTGCTCTAGCGCAGCCACGCGGGCGAGGGTCTTGTCGCGCTCCGCTTCTAGCGCCTTCCACTCCTCGGTCATTGCAAGGATCGCGGGCCTCATCCTCCCAGCGGCTTCCCACGCCTCTTGTGCGGCCTGCCGGTTTCCGAACATGCCGT